ATGTTGCCGCCAACTCCAACTCCGCCAACAACTTGTAATGCACCTGTGTTTGTTGTGCCGTTGTTAATTGCTCCTGAGCCAAACTTAACTTGTCCGTTAGATACCCATAGTGCATATCTGTTGGCAGCACTTGCACCACCAACAATTGCAGGTGCATCTTCAACAAACAATGTAGCAATGTTTTGCCAAGTAGGATTTAAAGTACCAACTAAATTAGGTTTATTAATGCTGTGAATAACAGCAGTTCCTGCATTTACTCCGGTACTGTTTAAATCAGTGTATGTTGATGTTGATAATTGTAAGCCGGGACCGTTAACAGTCCACTTGCCTGCTTGGACATCACCAACTCGTTTGATACTTCCACCGACCCATAGGCCTTCGCCAATACCAACTCCGCCCCAAACTTCTAATGCGCCTGTACCAGTTGTACTTGTTACTGTATTTTGTGATAAGATGTGTGTAGATTTATCAATCCAGACATCGCCGCCAATGCCCACACCACCTGCAACGGTTAAATCACCATATGCTGTACCAGTTGATACAGTACCGCTATTGATACTAGCAGTGTCTACATTAATTCTTGTGGCATTAATTGTTTCTAAAACGCCTAAACCACCTTGTACGGTCAATGCACCGCTTGTTCTATCAATACTAGGAGTAGTTCCGTCAACTTGTAAAGTATTTTTTACAGTTAAGTTTGTACCAACTCTTGCACTTTGTCCAATATCTAGTGTTTGGCCGATGTGTACATCGCCACCAATACCTACACCACCATCAACAACTAATGCACCATCAGTAGATGTAAAGTTGCTAGTAGTGCTATAAATTCTAGTATTTTCTTGGACATTTAGTGCGCCACCTATGCCTACACCGCCACCTACTACTAATGCGCCGGAGTATGTGTTAGACGATACATCAGTTGCCCAAACATAAGCAGAACCTGTTGATACAAATGTACCACCAACATTTAAGTTCTTACCAATACCAACACCACCGCCAACAATAACTGCACCTGTATCAGTACTATATGATTCAGTCTGATTGCTGAAGAAGAAAGTTGCAGTAAACTCTCCTCCAATATTGGCATTTACTGTACCAGTGGTAAGAATCTGTGCGCCAGCAACATAACCTGCCTCAGTCACTAACAAATACTTTGCGCCAATACCACCATTAGGTACTTGGATAGTATTGTCAGTAATTGTAGTTAAACTCCACGCACCGTTAATGTAAGTAGAAGTAGAGTTTGGTCCAAAATAACTAGATCCGCCAACACTAATGCCGCCTGCAACTCGTAAAGCTCCAGTTAACGCACTGTTAGAATCGTCTGTATTATGTAATACTAGTTTGCCTGCTTCTAGTGTAGCCCAAGAACCAGTTGTGTATAGTTGACTAACATCTGTCTTACCATTAGCATCTGGAAGAATGTCAGTTTTTAAAATAAAGTGTTGGTTAGTTTGTTCAATACCAACAAATGCTCTGTAATCAGTTAAAGTATTAACTGCGTTTTGGTAGTGGATTAACAAGCCCTTGTCATAGACATCAGGAACTTGAAGCATTGTACTATCAACGCCGCCGCCAATTTCGATTACAGGATCAACAATATATGTGTTTGTACTGTTAACAACAACCTGTGTACCTTGACCTAATAGTAATAAGTCACCTTTAATAACTGCATTACCGTCTACAGATAAATCTCGTCCAATGGCAACACCACCAGCAACAACTAAAGCGTTTGTAGCAGTAGTTCCTGTTGAACTATCAGTTGCGCCAATAATTAAATTCTTTGTAATTCCAACGCCGCCAGTGACAACCAAAGGTGCTACACTCTCGGAAAGAGCTGCTGAATCGTCGTCTACAACAATGTTAAAGGCATGTAAAGTTTGACCAATGCCAACGCCGCCTTCTACAACTAACGCTCCAGAATATGTGTTAGATGCATCTGTTCCGTTAGCTAGAAAAACTTGTCCAGCAATGTATGCAGAACCTGCAACCCCTATGCCACCATTATTTGTAACTTGTAGACTATTACCTGCAACAGATGTTAAGTTTGCATCACCAGAAACAAAGATGCCGTTTCTAGCATATAAATCTTGGCCTACACCTAGACCGCCCTGTATTGTTAGAGCACCTGTTGATGTGCTAACTGAATTTTCTGTGCTTTGGAATGTACCTGTAGTTTGGCCAACAAATCGTCCACCTACATATAAATTGCCAGCAATTCCTGCGCCACCGTTAGGAATTTGTAAAGCACCAGAACCTGTACTAATAGAATTAGTATTAGTTAAAATTCTAACTTCGTTAGGAAACTCAGCTACGCCAACATTCATTGTGGCTCTAGTTATAATTTCACTATTTTCGATGTAGTAAGTACCGTAGAAATTACCGCCACCTACACCATAAATTCCGTTGCCAAAACTCAAACCACCTACAACTTGTAATGCTTGGCCTACTGAAGTATTTGTACTTCCTTTTGTCTCGCCAATGTATACAGTACCTGAAGTAATATAGATAGAATATGGATTAACAATTGAAAGATTTGTACTTGCTGTGCTAGGTGCACCATTAATAAACAAACTAGCAGCATTGGTTAATGTAACATTTGTGTTGGTTGTATTAACTAAAGAACTACCAAAGTAATTAATTGCAGTCCAAGGTACTGTGCCAATACCTGCAGTATCCGTATAGACAGAGTTGTTTAATGTTAACGCACCGCCTTGGCTAAAATCTGTTCCACTTACTGCGCCGACTCGCGAAATACGGCCTTGAACATTTAAATTGCCACCTATGCCGGCGCCGCCAGCGACAATTAAAGCACCAGTTGCCGTCGAGTCTGACTGTGCAGTCCCTTCTGCAACTATGCCTTGCTTGACAATAAAATCTTTATTCAATGCCATTTCTTATTCCTTAGTATTACCTAGTTATGCTGGTTCTTTGAACTTTTACAGTTTTGTTACTTGGGCTAGCAGCTCTAAACAATAACCTAACTAAGCCATTGCCTCCGACATTGAAATCAACATCGAAACTGCCATTTACTCCCCCAGTGGTGATTATACCGTATTCTGATTTGTAAACATTACCTGCATTATCGTTTAACACTACAATCTCCACTACATGAAACTTTGCTGTAGGTCCGGTTCCGTCTGTTACTTGAACTAAACTCTTTGCAGTTCTATAACTTAAGGCGGGCCAACTGTCAACTACAGTAGTACTCGTGTTATTTATGCTGGTACTGCGAGTAAACAGTTGGGCATCCCCGTATTGGATACTGCCGTTAACCTGTAATTTATCTACAAGATTGTCTGTTTGTTGGCCAACTAGTAAATTTCCAGTAGCTTTAACTAAAATTAATCTATATTGATTGTTTCTGTCGTCGTATAATGTTAAGCTACCTTCTCTTAAACTTGTTCCACCTTGACCTGCTGCGTTATTTCCGCCTACTGCCCATGTATAACTTTGTCCGTTAGTAGCTGTGTTACGCATACGGAAGAATACACTGTCAACTGCTACGCGACTTTCTAGTGTTAGGCTCTTACCGCCGTAAATATTACCGCCAATTCCAACTCCTCCTAGTACTTTTAAAGCACCAGTCATTGTACTAAATGATTCTTCTATGTTAGCTACATAAAAAGGGCTTGAAATTTCACCGCCATTCCATAACGGTGTTTCTAACGGAACTCCGTCTACATAGACTGCTCTGGCATAAACTGCACCGTTAACTCCTAGTCCGCCAGCTACTTGTAATGCACCAGTAAATGTAGATGTTGCAGAAGTTGCATCCATTACTGTTACAGTACCAGTGGACACTATTTGTCCTCCAATATTAACATTTCCGCCAATACCTGCTCCGCCGGCAACAATTAATGCACCAGTATCTGTACTAATACTTGTTTCTGTGCTTAACAGTCTTAGTTTATTTGCTTGAAATGTTCCAGTAGAATATAAGTTTGTAAAATATCCTACATCGGGAATTCTAGTTCCAATAGGACTTGAATCAATTGTCTTTGCAAATAAGTCTTGAGTTAACCCATCTCCTACAATTTGATACCAATACAGAGGATCTATGTTTAACTTTAGGCTAGTTGTCCAGTCTGTAAAAAAGTACCGGCCTGGGCTAACTGTACCTGTACTAACTGCAACAATAGCTCCAGCAAGCTCTTGTGTGGTATCTGCATCTTTAGCTCGTGCCCAAGTTCCGTTAAATCCAATGCCTAAGAAAGCAACAACATAGACACCGTTTTGTGCTGGATTAGTTTGATTTTTAACTAGAACTCTATCGTCTAATTTTAAATCAACTCCACTAACTTTGTTAGGTGCTCCGCCGACTAGTGTAACATTAGATGTAGTTGCAACTCTAACAGGTCCTTTAAAGGCTGTGTTTGCTTCTAGCGCAGGAATTACAACTGGTCCGTTAATATATAGTGTACCTGTTCCTTGAGGATTAATAATAATATTGCCATTAGGAATAATACTCTGTAGAAAAGTTGCAGTATTACTAAAAGTAAAATTTAATTTACCCAGCGTAGTTTGATAAGTCGTTTGACTGTTAATAGTTGAAATTGTATAACCAGTTCCAGTAGTAGGAGAATTACCTAAAGCAGCCTGTGTCTGATTAAGTGTAATGTAACCGCTAGTAGAACTGGGGTTTTTAACTTTTCCGCTTAAAAGCAATGCCATATTATGATCCTACCACTAAAATAAACGGTGTCATTGTAGCATACAAACTCTTCTCAAAAGTTCGTCCTGCTAATACACCTGTACTCTGGCTAATAACTAAAGTTGGACCAATTCGGAAGTCACCATTTTGGTCAGTTGATGTAAAGAATACCTTACCATTGTTCAACTGAACAGTTTCTTTTCCTTGGTCTGGGTCAGCAGTACCAACCTGAGGTAAAGCACCGTACTGAGTTCCTGCTCCAACATATTCAAACAAGTACCCCGAAGCTGAAATATAACTCTGTTGATAGAAGTTAACACTACATCCATCGATGAACAATGTTGGATTTGTTACATTTTGTTCTAATTTCACAATATGATATTGACCTTTTCTTGAGAAATAACCATTGCCTGTATTTACTGACCTGTAATTTCCGCCATACACAATATCAAAGATTACTGCATCAATAATTGCTCCTGTATCTCTATAACATTTATTTTTATCATAGTTATACTCACCTGTAAATGTTTGATCAATGTATGCAATAACTTCTGCTTTGACAAATTCTTTATTTGCCATAATCATATTATATGCATTAATTTTATTTGTACTAGGCGTTGAAGACCCGTCAATCGGTTCTGGAGTCGGAGCAACACTTGGTCCATTATTAATAATATTTGTAATTAGATCAACTCCTGCGTATGCAAGTGTAGTTTCGCTGCTACTTGCGATTGGCAGATTAACAACTTGTTTTTGTTTTCTTTGATAAGTCTTATTAACTGGAGTTCCTTGAATAATATTGCCGATAATTTGTTTAATAAATTCATAGGCAGCAGTAGTTTGAGGAATTTCGTTTTCAATCGCAGTTGATTCTCCGTCAAAGCCGTAGTAATAAACTCCTGCATGTACACTTTGACGATTTCCGCCGTGTGTTAAATCAAATCCAATGCAATCAATTACATATCCAATGTCTCTCTTACATTTAACATCATCAAATGCCCACCCATCATTGTCTAAACTAATTCTAGCAACAACTTCATCTTCAATGAATGTTTTGTTAGCAACAAGAATATCAAATGAATCTAACAATCCTGTATCAGTTGTAATAAGTCCGTTTGGTACAATAATGTCACTTACTCCACCTGTGCCATTTTCTAATATGTTAATAATTACACTCATATTAGAGTCAAGTAAAGTAGCTGCTTCTTGAGTACCTGTAGTTAAATTAACAACTTGTGTGGTTACATTTCCTGTTGATACAGACACTGTTTCATTTAGCACAATTTTCTCTACTATTTCTTTCATGTAACTGAAAGCATTTGTAGTCGTAGTAATTTCATTACTTATATCGCCAGTGTATCCACTTTGATTCCAATATTGCAATCCTGCAAATGCGCTTTGCGTATTACTATCATATAAGATATCCATTGCAATACTATCTAAGATTAGTCCAGTATCTCGTTTGCATTTTGTCTTATCGTATAAGAATCCAGTATCGAATGTATTATTAATATATGCAATAGTTTCTGCTACAATGAAAGACCTGTTTGCATTTAGTAGTTTAGCACCATTTAATGTGCTTAAAGTCGCACTAGGTACTAGTCCAATTGAGCTAGGTTCAGGCGCAACGGTAGGACCATTGCTAATAATATTAGTAATGATATCAATATTGTTTCTTACATTTTCAACTTCAGTGTCAGTTCCTGCTAGATATGTATAATTTACATAGTTAACAATTTCTTCTTGAATAAATTCTCTGTTTGCTGCAAGAATACTTGCCGCACGACTTACATTTGTAGAAGTAGACCTTGCTTGACCTACTGGTAACTGTGGTTGAGACGCTGTAGGACCGTTGTAAATGATTCCTGTTATTAAATCTACCATGTTACCTAACAAGTTACTTTCACTAACTGTTGCAGTAGCCAAATTCTTAACTTGTGCAATAGTATTATTTGGAGAAACAACTACAGTTTGATTTGTAACAATGTCTGATAAGATATCTTTCAGTCTGTTATATGCTGCAATTGTTTGATCTCTTTCTCCTGGGATAGCAGATGCAGTATCTGAGAACCCGTAATAATATACGCCACTTTGAATAGCTTGTCTATTTCCACCGTATAAAATATCAAAAGCAACACTATCAAGTATGTATCCAACATCTCGATAGCACTTGTCTCTATCAAACTCAAATACATATTTGTTGTTAATGTATGCAACAACTTCTGCTTTAATAAAATCTTTGTTAGATAACAATAACTGTGTAGCATTTAATCTACCTTCGTCAGTTGTTTTTGTTAAACTAATAGGCTCTACGCTAGTAATAATTTGAGGACCGTCGTTAATAATACTATTAATTAAATTAATTTCGTCTGCAACAAACGCAACTTCAGCAGGAGTTGATGATGCATCATTAATAACCTGAGTCACACTAGTTTGTGCAGGATTAGTAATTAGTGTATTTGTAATAATTTTCTGTGCAATTGTCTTAATATAATTAAATGCGTCAGTTGTTTGAGGAACTTCTGTGGGAATTGCACTTGAATTAGAATTAAACGAGTAATAATAAACACCGCTAGTTATAGCTTGTCTATTACCTCCATACAACAAATCAAATGCAACACTGTCTAACATGTATCCAGCATCTCTCAAACATTTAGCTTGATCATAAACAAATCCAATTGGTTTAATACTTTCAACATAAGCAACTACTTCAGCTTGAATATATTCTCTGTTTGCTACTAATAAATCATAAGCAGTTTGTACAGTAGAAGTTGAGCTGGCAGTAGTACCTTCTGTAACTATTAAATCTGACACACCTGCTGTGCCATTCAACAATATATCTGTAATTATTGTAAAATCTGCGCTAATGGATGCCGTTTCAAATACAGTCGCAGTAGTTGTAAAGACTGTCTGAGTTGCAGTGCTTTGATATCGAGGACCACTAGTATCGTTAATTGCAATTTTTTGTGCTAGCTGACTTAGATAATTAGTTGCACTAACTGTTACATTTAATTCAGATAAAATATCTCCGGTATATCCGTCTTGATTCCAGTATTGTAATCCAGCAAAAGTACTTTGACTCTTAGAAGCTGTCGGAAATGCTAAATCTAGTGCCATTGCTTCAACAACGAGACCAGTATCACGAGCACATTTAACTGGATCGTAACTAAATCCTTTTGCTTCTTCTACATAAGCAAGTGTTTCTGCCTGCAGATATGCTTTGTTAGCCATCAATATATTGTAAGCATTTTGAGCATCAACTGAAGTTGCAGTTGTTCCGTTTGCAACAATAATATCACTTACTCCGGCTGTTCCGTTTGTTAAGATATTTGTAATAACTTTAAAATCTGCTCTCAACGCCAATGATTGTGTAGTAGTTGCAGAAGTTAAGTTTGTGATTTGACTTACTGTATTTTGAAATCTTACAACCGTTGAAGTATTGTTTAATACAACTTGTTGAGCTAATGAGCTTAGATACTTAATTGCATTAGTAGTAGTGGTTAACTGGTTAGCAATGTCTCCTGTGTAGCCTGCTTGATTCCAATATTGTAACCCAGAAAAATTACTTTGCGTATACCCGTTACCTTGAAATAGTAGGTCAGTGATAAACGAATCTACAATGATTCCGGTATCTCTGAAGCATTTGTCTTCGTTATAGCTGCTCAAAGTAGACTGGACAACACTAGTTTGTTGAGGAATAATAATTTGCCCTGTTACAATATCGCCTACTATATCTTTGATAAATTCATAGGCCGCAGTAGTCTGTGGAATTTCATTAGGAATAGCTGTACTATATTGATCAAAGCCGTAGTAGTACACGCCACTTTGGATAGCTTGTCTATTACCGCCATACAATAAATCATAACTTACACTATCTACCATGTAGCCAACATCTCTGTAGCACTTATTCTGGTCGTATTCAAATCCAGTAAATGTAGAATTAATGTATGCAATTACTTCAGCAGCAATAAAATCTCGGTTAGCTAACAATAAGTCAAACGCTTTGTCTACATTAGGGTCTGTACTTTCTGTTAAGCTAATAGGAGTAGGAGCCGCAGCAACACTTGGACCATTATTAATAATATTTGTAATTGTAGTAATAAATCTTTGTGCCTTAACAACTTCAGAAATAGTTGCAGGTCGCATGTATGTAACTTGGTCCGCTGTATTTCCTGGACTCTTTGTAATCGGAGTACTCTGTAAAATGCTTGTTATAATAGAACTAATATGATTATATGCCGCAGTAGTCTGAGGAATTTCTCCAACAATTGCTGTTGAAGTTGAATTATACCCGTAGTAGTACACACCACTTTGAATAGCTTGTCTATTACCGCCGTGTAACAAGTCAAACGCTACACTATCAATCATATATCGCATATCTCGGCGACATTTTTCTTGATCGTAATCAAACAATGCTGGACGAGTGGCTTCGATGAACGCAATAACTTCTTCAACCATAAAAGTTTTATTAGCTATCAATAAATTGTATGCCTTGCCTATATTTTCATCGTATGTTTTTTGTCCGTTAGGAATGATTATATCAGTTATACCGTTAGTTCCAGTTTGTAATATATCTATGATATATCCAAATCCAGTACCTGCCTTGGCAGATTCAGTTGCAGTTGCGGGCTCTAATTCTAATTCTTGTGCAACTGCGTACTGATAACGAGTTCCTGTTGAATTAACAATAACTTGTTGTGCTAATTGTCCTAGATAGATAATAGCATTTGTAGTTGTGGTTAACTCGCTTTGAATTGTGCCAACATATCCGTTCTGGTTCCAGTATTGGATGCCTGCAAAAGTGCTTTGACTATTACTTGTAGTTGGATACTTTAAATCAAACGCAATTGCATCAACAATTAATTTTGTATCTCGTAAGCACTTAGCTTGATCATATTGAAAGTCAGCAATAGAATTAACATAGGCTATTGTTTCTGCCTGAATAAATTCTTTGTTAGCTTGTAATGCTGTATATGCATTATTAGTACTAGTAGAAGAACTTGCAGTTAGACTATTAGGAATAATTCTATCTGTTACTCCTTCAGTTCCGTTATCAATAATATCAACAATTAAATTAAATTCAGAAATAACTCTATTTGAATCTGATTCAGATGCTGAAGGAGTATCTAAATTCTGTGTCACTAAAGTTTGATATGTATAACCAACACTTTGATTTTTAACAATCTTGGAAGAAATATCTCTTACGAATTTAATTGCGTTGGTTGTGGTAGTTAACTGTCCGCCAATTCCATCAACATATCCGCTTTGGTTCCAATATTGAACGCCGGCAAAAGTACTTTGACTAGAAGTATTAAACAATAAATCTTGTGCTAATGCATCAACAATTAGTCCTGTGTCTCGAGCACACTTAACTGGGTCATAATTAAACTTACTAGGCCATATTGCATCAACATAGGCTACTGTTTCTGCTTGAATAAAGTTTCTATTCTTTTCAAGCAATTTCTTTGCAGCTTTAATTTCGGTACTAGGCTGAATATATTGTCTAGCTGGAATAATTTCAGGAGCACTGTCAGGACCTTTCCTAACAATATCTGCAATAATATTAAATTTTTCTTGTAAGCTATCTATTGCTACTTCACCGCCTGGAAAAGTAGGATCAATAGTTTGAGAATATATTGATTGATAAGTGCCAGTAATTAAACTATTAGCAACAATTTGAGTAGCTAAGTCTCTAGCATATAAAATTGCCAAACTGGTAGTTGTTTCCTCTCCGGGGATTAAGGTAGTTTTTGTAGTTGTAGTTGAACTTAAACTTTCGTCAACCACACTAGAAAGCACTGTGTAATATGCATTTCCACTAAAGAATAAATTTAAGAAATTTGGATTCGTAGGATCGTTGACACCATTTAAAATAGGTCTGCTTAAATGTACTGTTTGATATGTAACATCAACTACTTCTGTGTCGTTACTTAGATACTTGAGACCAGGTGCTGGACCTTCTTCTCCGTAAATGTCACGAATATATAATGTATGACCAATTGCAACATTACTTACATCAATGCCGCTGATAGTATAGCTGCCTGTAGTAAGTGTTCCGGTATTAGAAGTAGCAGCTAAGTAACCAGGATATCCCTGTTCGTTAACAAAAGGAACACGCTTACCTTCGTAGTCAAGATAAGTGTCTGGCGGAACTACTTCCATAACTAGTCCAATGTGAGGACGATTTGCAGTATCAGGTACAAATACTTCCATTCGTTGCTCTTGTGGCCAGAATCCTATTGGATAAAATTCACTGTTTGGAATATTTGAAGGAAACGGAGGGTTATGAATAATACCAGAGAATTCATTAACTCCAATACCTTTAGCAACTAAACACAAATCACCGAAGTTAGCATTGGAGTTAGTAATAGAAGCAATGCCACCGTTCTCTACAATAACAGCTTCTGAACAGAAAATTGTAAACACAGAAACTAGCTGTGCGTATCCGTTGTTAATAATGTGGATACCCTTTCCACCTTGATTCAATTGTGTAAACGCATCAAATACAAATGATTGAATCGGACTCTTTAATGAAGGAGCATTACCGTCAACTAAAGCACCGCCGCCAGATCCGTGGCCGTCTAGTCTTCGCATAGCCCATTCTTCTGGAATGTCAGCTGCCAGTGTAGGATAGACTTGTGTCTTTCCAAAGTACAATGTAGCGCCGTCACTTGAAGAAATTGTAGGTCTATTTAGAACAACTTCATATGTTCCTGTTGTTATTTTTTGAACATGTGTTACTACACTTGCTGTGTTTAACGCATCTGGACTTAATCCGCTTGGTACAATTAGTGCATATATATCTTTGACAGGATCAGGAGTTGCATTTGGACCTTGTGTGATAATACTTGTAATGATGTCAATTCCATCGTTAATACGAGTAGCAACTATTTCTCCGTGTACTAAACTAGGATTAATTACTTGGGTCGCTACTGAGTTAATGACATTGGTAATAGTTGTGTTAGCAATAATTTGTAAAGATAAATCTTTTAGATAATTGATTGCGCTAACTGTTTCTGTCTGCTCTCCAGGAATTAAAGTAGTAGCCCCATCCCAATAAGATAATCCTGCTTCAATACTTCGTTGATTGCCTCCAAATCGAGCATCTCCAGCAATAGCGTCAATAATGAATCCAGTATCTCTATAGCATAGTGGTTGATTATAAACAAAATAGTTGTTATCAATATAAGCAATAACTTCTGCTTGAATAAATTTTCTATTAGCTTGTAAAATTTTTGCAGCGTTAATAACATTTGCATCTGAAGACGGAGTTATTCCTAAAGGAGCAGGATCATCTGCTACTGTAGGGCCGTTATTAATAATATCAGTAATGATAGAAATTTTATCTATAGCAACATTAGCTTCTGTAATTGTTCCACCAATCATATCAACTACTTGCGGTACAATACTTTGTTGAGGACTAATTGCTTGACCGCTAATAACTGATTGTACAATGTCGCTAATATAAGTGTATGCAGCAGTTACTTGAGGTATTTCGTTTGGTACAGCAGTAGAAGTAGTGTAGCTATAATAGTATACACCGGTCTGTACAGCCTGTCTATTGCCGCCATATAATAAATCAATACTTACGCTATCGATCATATTTCCAATATCTTGAATGTACTTAGATTGGTCGTACTCAAATCTATCAGGATACTTTTGATCAATATATGCCACTACTTCTGTTTGAATAAAATCTCTATTAGCTATTAGCAATCTTGCCGCATCTGTATCGTTTATATTTGTACTAGATGTTATACTAATTGGAGATTTGTAAGGAACTATATCAGCACCGTTCCTAATGATGTTAGTAATTGTACTAACAATATCATAAATTTTAGCAGACTCTGTATAAGTTGCAGTATAGGCAGCAAATACCTGAGTAACAGTATTTTGATATGTTATTGCTGGAACATTCTGAATAACTTTTTGTGCCAAGTTTCCTAAGAAATCAAAGGCATCAATAGTTTCATTAATTTCGTTTGGTATTGCAGTGTTGGTACTAAATGAATAGTAGTATACACCGCTTTGTACAGCTTGTCTATTGCCGCCATGTAACAGGTCAAAGCTGATACTGTCAACCATATAGCCTACATCTCTATAGCATAATTCTTGATCGTAAACAAATCCAGGAGTCTTTGTAGATTCTACAAATGCAACAGCTTCTGCTTGAATATATTCTTTATTAGCCTGAAGAATATTATAGGCACTAATAACATTAGTTACAGTACTTGGAAGAATATTGTTTGGAACAATAATGTCTGACACTCCGTCAGTTCCGTTACTTAAAATATCTGTAATTACAGAAAAATCATTAGCAATTAATGTTACTTCTGCAGAACTTGCAGAAGGTAAACTTGTATTTTGTGTAACAGTACTTTGATAACGAGGACCTGTAGTAATATTTCTTGCTAATTTTTGTGCAAGAGTACTAACATAATTAATTGCATTAGTAGTAGTTGTTAATTCGTTAGCAATAGTACCAGTGTAACTACCTTGACTCCAATACTGTAATCCAGAAAAAGTAGCTTGACTGTTGCCAGGTGTTGGGTATAACAAATCAAGGGCGATAGCATCAACAATTAATCCGCTATCTCTATAACACTTAGGTTTATCAAAGCCAAATCCTGTTTTTATAGACTCAATAAAAGCAATTGTTTCGTTTTGAATAAACGATCTATTTCCTTGTAACAAATCAACTGCTGCAAGTATGTCAGTTTCTGTACTTGCAGAAATTCCGTTAGGTATAATAATATCTGATACGCCTTCAGTTCCTCTATTAAGGATATCTAATATAACTCCAAAATCATCAGCGATAGTCTCAGCTTCTAACGAAGTTGCTGAAGGCCCAGAAAGAACTTGACTAAATGTATTTTGATATCTAGTGCCTGTTGTCTTTGTAACAACTTGTTGCGCCAGTGTGCTGACATATTCAATAGCCCTAGTAGTTGTACTAATTTCTCCAGGTACTGTGCCAACATATCCGTTTTGATTCCAGTATTGTAGGCCTGCAAAAGTACTTTGGCTTGAAGTATTGAATAATAAATCTTGTGAAATAGCGTCAACAATTAACCCAGTATCTCTAATACATTTGTTTTCGTCGTAGAAGAATCCGTTATAGGTAGTGTTTACATAAGCAACAATTTCATTTTGTAAAAATCTTTTGTTGGCCTGTAACAATAATTGTGCATTACGATATCCTTCATTTGCAGAATCATTAATTGCTTGACCAACAACAATAGTTCCTGTAGAAAGATGAACAGTTAATGTATATTGATTAGCTGTCCATGTACTTGTTCCAGCGGCTTCAGGCACCTGTACTGTTTGGTTAGGAATAAACATTGTTCCGTCAAACAACCAAGGTCCTGATTGATTGGTACAGTTTTGAATGTACGGTGAATAGTATAAGTCAATCGGATTTTCTAAGCTAGGAGGAAATGCTACTGCATAAGCGCCAGTAGTGTATGTACCTGCTCCACCAGGAGCGTATCTCTCAACACTACCTCTTCTTAGGTTTAACATGTTCATTTGCGCGATATATACGCCGGAATTAACATGGAATAGGTCTAAATCTTTGTTTAACGGCTCAACAAATGTTGTTCTTAAGTCACTGCCTTTAACTGAGGTATAAGGTTTTAACGGGATTGGATTGTCTTCAAAGTAGTGCCCGGCTGCAACAATAATACTTGTACCTTCTTGGTAGTAAGGACTACGAATTGCTCCACTAATTGTTCGGCAAGCCCTAGTAGAATCCATTGCTCTACCATCATTTGTATCATCACCGTCCATTGTAACATAGAGGGTATTAGTAACAAATGGAAATGTACCTTTTGGATCTTCTCCTAGTACTCTAATTTTTCCGTTTAGTAGAGTATCATTAGAAACTTCAAAATTACTAAAAGTTTTAGTTAAGGCAGATGGTCGTAGATTAATGTCTGCTTTATTATCGCCATCGACAGTAATTGGTGTAGTGTTGCCAGTTGCTTTAATTGTTTGATTTTCAAACTCTAGTTTGCCTAATGTGTTGTCAAATACTACTTTGTTATCGCCAACTTGTTTTAATGTATAGCCGGTGTCAGCAGACGGTGGCACACCTAGATTAGGCTGAGCCTGATTCAGTCCTAAATAATCCCACCTACTTTCTTTAAGCTCAGCTGGTGGAGTTACTTTTTTTCTATTACTCAGTAATCTTGGCATATCAATCTCTACTTATTATGTGTTAGCAGTTTCTAGAATACTTAAAACTAATTTTAATGTTCCTGTAGAATCTGCAAATGCTCTAATACTATCTTGGCTTTCTAAAATCATCTTACCAGTAATTAAACTTGCAGAATCGTTAGGTGGAATTTCAAATCCTTTAACTAATTCTGTTGTGATGTTAGGATCTTGAGCGTTGTTACCTTGGGCGTCAGGCAAGACTCTAAAGCGTCTGTGGTGACTAAAAGTAATAGTGTGGGCAGCATTTGCGTCCACATTGGATACTTGTGCCATAAGAACAATGCTTGTAACGCCGATAGGAGCCACATAAACCGTAGAGGTGGTATTAGTGTCTAATGTCTTTGTTTTCGTTTTAAATGTGTTTAATGGAATTAATGCCATTTATATCTCCTTATCCCCCAGCATCCGCTTCAACAGCAAGGATGAAAGGTGTCATCTCAGCAAATAAACTCTTTTGGAATGTTCTTCCTGATAATACACCAGTTGCCTGACTAATTACCAATCCAGGTCCAATACGGAAATCTCCGTTTTGGTCTGTGGAAGTAAAGAACACCTTACCATTATTTAACTGAACTGTTTCCTTGCTCTGATTTGGGTCTACTCGACCGACCTGAGGCAAGGCTCCGTAATTTGTTCCTGCTCCTACATACTCAAATAAGTATCCAGAAGCACTCATATAACTTCTTTGATAGAAATTAACTTTACATCCGTCAACAAATAACAACGGATTAGCTACATACTCCTCCATGGTAACAAGGTGATATGTTCCATCTTTAGTATAATATGTTTTTGCAGCTTCCACGCTTCTAAAGTTTCCTCCAGTAGCTAAGTCTGCTTGTAATGCATCAATGATTAACCCAACATCTCTACGACATTTTAATCTGTCGTATGTAAATCCGCCATACTCACTATCGATATAAGCAATAACTTCTGCTTTGATATAATCTCTATTTGCATTAATTAAGTTATAAGCATTGACCACATTTGTAGAAGTTGATGCTGTTAAACTAATTGGTGTGACTGGTGTTATGCCTGGGCCGTTATTAATAATACTAGTAATTAAATCAATTCTTTCTGCGGCTGCATTTACTTCATCAATAGTACCAGGGTTAGAACTTACAGTCTGTGTTATCTGATTTTGATAGCTAGGGCTTGTAGGTGTTCCAGTAATAATATCGCCGATGATAGATTTAATAAAATTATAAGCTGCGGTAGTCTGAGGAATCTCATTAGGTATTGCACTTACATTAGAACCAAAACTGTAATAGTAGCTACCAGCTTGTATACTTTGTCTATTGCCGCTATGTATTAAATCAAATGCAACAGAATCAACAATGTATCCTAAGTCTCGTTCGCAAGTATTTTGATCATAAGTAAAATCTGGATTATTTGCATTAATCCATGCAATAGTTTGACTTTGAATACTTGATTTGGCTGCAAGCAATGCGTTGTATGCATTAACAATTGTTGGAACACTACTCACAGGTCCGTTAGGAACAATAGCATCAGAAGTATCTACTAGAACTCCTCCTAAAATATCTAATATGGTATTAAACAATGTAGACACTGTGTTGTTAGTAGATCCATATCCAGTAACCACTGATACTGCCAAGTCTCTTGCGTAAGCGATTGCATTAGAAGTTGTAGTTAACTGCCCCTCGATACCGCCAGTTAGGCCAGATTGATTCCAATATTGGATACCTGCATACTGACTTTGAGTAAAGCCGTCATGCAATAAATCTAATGCAATACTATCAACGATTAGTCCAGTATCTCGTTCGCATTTTGCTTGATCGTAAGTAAATGAATTATATATTGCATCAACATATCCAACTGTTTCATTCATTATGAATATTCTGTTTAGTTCTAATAATGTAATTGCATCTTTTGCGCCTAGTGGAATTGTTCCGGTAGTTAGTACTAATGGCGCACTTTGAGGACCTGATAAAATTACATCTGTTAAGATACTTAATTTTTCGTCAACAAAAGCAGTAGCGCCGGCCCCTGCTGGATAAGTTAAGTTAACAACTTGTGCAGTAGCTGTGCTATATGGAGTATCTATTGCAATATTAGAGATAACAGAATCAACTACTGAGTTCATAAAATTAATGGCGTCAATAGTTTCGTTTTCTTGACCTCTAATTTTACTAGCACCAGATGCATACGGACTTGATGCTATTTCACTTGTTAGTACTGTATAGTAAGCGTTTCCGCAGGCATACAGATTAAAATAATTTTCGTTGCCTGGTTCAGATCCAGTTGCAGTAATTGGATTGCTTAATTGAATAGTTTGGTAACTGATATCGGTGATGATAGTATTTGAATTTAAATATCGTGTCCCTAGGCCATTATTATCTGACTCGTTACCAAATTGATCTCTAATGTATAAATTTTGTCCTATTGCAAATCCAGTAGTATCAATTCCGCTGATAGAATAACTTCCAGTAGACAGTGTACCAGTAGTGTTAACTGCTGCTAAAAATCCAGGATACCCTTGTTCATTCTTATACGGAACAACATTTCCATCATAGTCGTCGTATATATCAGGCGGAACTACTTCCATAACTAATGCAATGTGTGGCCTGTCATTAGGGTCAGGCACAAATATACATACTTCTGACTTGTTAGGAAAGAAGCCTTCAGGATAATTTTCACTGTATTCCCAAGATTTTGTTAACTTGTTATAGAAGAAACCTGCTGGGTTATATACAGTTCCTCCAAATTCTCTCGGGCCGTATCCTTCTGCTACTAGACATAAATCACCAAAGTTAGCATTAGAGTTAGTAATTGAACAAATGCCTCCGGACTCACAACGAACTGCAATGTCGCAGAAAATTGTAAACACAGATACTAATTGAGCATAGCCTCTATTGATAATGTGAATTCCAGTTCCGCCTTGATTCAATTGTGTAAACGCATCAAATACAAATGATTGGATAGGAGAATTTAATGAAGGAGCATTGCCATCGACTAGGGCGCCGCCACCTGCACCGTTCGGATCTATTCGACGATCCGCAAAACCATTTTTCTCCCACTCGCCGGGGATATTTTTATCTTCGACTGGGTATACTGTCGTTTGTCCAAAGTAAACAACATCGTTATTTGCGCTGGCAATAGTTGATGTGCTTAAAGTAACAATAAATTGTGTCAGCGTAGAGTTTGTGCTAAAAGGAGTGTACTCTGGGCCGTTTTCAATAATAGTAGAAATAGCATTGAAGTTAGATTCAACTAACGGCGTAGCAAGAGCGCCACCTTGCAGTAATGGGTTAATTAATTGCGTAAGAACTGTGCCAGTTTGATAACTGTAAGTTACCGGGTTATTAGAAATGATATCTAATGCAACATTTTTTGCATATCTAATAGCATTAGCAGTTTCTTTTAACTGTCCCGGAATCACACTCACTGCACCATTCCAATAACTTTTCCCAGCAATCAATGTGTTAACATTTGATCGATTAATAATATCATTTGAAATAGCATCAACAATTAATCCAACATCTCTATAACATAGATCTTCGTTGTATGTGAATACATATGGATCAATGAATGTCTTGTCAACATAAGCAATTGTTTCTGCTTGAATAAAATTTCTATTTGCTTTTAATAAATCAAATGCTCTAACAAGATTAGTACTGGTAGAATATGTTAATCCTACAGAAGTTAGTTCAGGGGCAACACTAGGACCGTTTCTAATAATGTCTGTTATTAAACTTAAATTATTAACAATACTATTTGCTTCTGCTTTTGTTGCAGGAGGCAAATTAACATTTTGTGTACTGGTTGATTGATAAGGATTTGTAATTTTTGTACCTTGTACAACTTTGTCTACTACAAATTTTAAGTACTTGTAAGCAGCAGTAGTTTGTGGAATTTCATTTACAAGAACTGTGCTTGTTGAGTTATATCCAAAATAGGACACTCCAGCCTGGATACTTTGTCTATTGCCACCGCGAAGTAAATCAACTGCAATAGAATCAACAATGAATCCTGCATCTCTTAAACATTTTGCAGAATCATAAGAGAATCCAATTGGTTTATTAGCTTCTACCCAAGCAATAGTTTCAGCTTGAATAAAAGATTTATTTGCAACTAGAGAATTGTATGCATTTATAATTTGACCGTCGGTGCTAACTTCGCCATTTCCTAAAATTAGATCGCTAACTCCAACAGTTCCAGTGCTTATAATATTAATAATTAAATCACAATTGTCTACAACACTTTCTACAACCGACGCGGAAGCTGTTCCAGTTGTTACTGTATTTTGTTGAACAGGAACTTGGAGAGGACTAATAGCATTGCCTTGGATAATCTGTTCAACTATATCTCGAAGATAGGTGAACGCACCTATGGTAGTTGGCTCTTCTCCGGGGATATTTGTTGCTGCCTGATTCCAATACTGCAATCCTGAAAAAGCAGAGTTAGAGTTGCTTTCATATATTAAGTCTATTGCTAAACTATCTACAATAATACCAGTATCTCTATAACATTTAGCTGCATTGTAAATAAAATCTAATTTAGTAAAAGTAGTATCAACAAATGCAACAACTTCATGTTGTATAAATTCTTTATTATCAACTAGACTTTGGTAACTGTTTAATGTTCCTGGAACAGTAGTTGGTGCGCCACTGTTAGATTGAACAATAACTGATGTATCTGTACCTAAGTTAATAATATCAGTTAATACTAGAACATTTTTTTCTATTATTTCTGCAGAAGCATTACTACCAATTGTTAGTGTGTTAATATATTGAGTAACTGTACTTTGATACGGCTCTAATAAAGATTTTCCTAAAATTACATTTCTTGCTACATTGGCTAGATAGTTAAATGCTGCAATAGTTTCTTCTTGTTCTGTTGGAATTAAAGAAGTCACTCCGTCCCAATATTGATTACCTGCAATAACAGATTGTTCATTGCCGCCATACAGTAAATCTGTTGCTAGAGCATCTATTGCCAAACCTACATTTGCAAAAAATATTGATTTATCGTAGGTAAACCCGGTTAGTGGCTGTCCTACATAAGTTTGATTAACAAAACTAACTACCTCATTCTGCAAAAATCCTCTATTAGCATTTAGTAATGCGGCAGCATTTTCATAACTTACATTATTAAGAATTATATCGTTTAACAGTTGTACTAATTCAGTAACTCTAGGAGCAACTACTACACCTCCGGTTAATCCCAGATTAAAAGTTTGGGATTCTACATTTCCAAAAGTGACCGACACAGGAAGGTTATCAACAACTTGATTTATAACTGATGCTAAATGGGTAAACGCTGCTACTGTAGCAGTAGTTGCAGTTCCTGAATACTGTCGACCAGCACTAACAATTTTAGTGTTTCCGCCTAATATAGTATCGTGTGCAATTGCATCAATAATTACTCCTGCATCTCGTCTAAATTTAACTCTATCATATGTTAGTGTAGGAAAAGTTAAATCAACATACGCCACTGCTTCTGATTGCAAGAAAGATTTATTTGATACAATTAAAGATTTAGCTGATTGAAAGTCAGGATCAGGATTAAGAATGTCTTCAACTACTGCTACTGGAATATCAGGATTAATTAAAATACCAGTTCCATTTATGGCCATGCCAATTTCAAGCATCTGAGTAGTAGGAATTTCTAATACATTAATTAGTAATGTAGTTGTTCCTGATATATAAGTTGAAGTTCCAACCACTAGAGGAACTTGTACAGTTTGATTAGGTACAAACATTGTACCATCAAATAACCACGGTCCGCTCTGATTAGTACAGTTTTGAATATATGGGCTGTGGAATAAATCAATCGGATTATCTAAGCGAGGAGGAAATGCTACAGCGTAAGCACCAGTTGTGTATGTACCGGCTCCTCCTGGTGCGTAACGAGTTACTTCTCCTCGACGAAGATTTAACATTGTCATCTGAGCAACATATACACCTGAGTTTACATGAAATAAATCAACTGTATTGTTAAGTGGTTCTATAAATGTAGTTCTTAAACTATCTCCCATTACAGTTGTATAGGGTTTTAGTTGAATAGGATTGTCTTCAACATATTTTCCAGCGGCAACTTTAATAATAGTGCCTTCTTTGTAGAAAGGACTGTTAGTAGCACCTGTGATAGTACGGCATGCTCTACTAGAATCCATTGCACGGCCATCATTGTCATCGTTGCCATTTTCGTTAACATACAATACATTGTTAACAACAGGGAATGTACCAATTGGGCTACCGCCATAGACACGAATGTCTCCATTGATAGTAACAGTCTTATTAATTGTTCTTTCAAGTAATGGAATGTCTGGGAAGAATTGAATATCAGTGCCAGTGGCAATTGTGTCAATTCTCTTTGTATAGATATCTTGTATGTAACCAGATAGCCAGCCGCTTTCTGTTGAGCCTAAACTAAATTCTGATACTACACTGGTATTAGTTACAAAGTAAGTAAGTGTTCCAGTTGTAATAACTGTCCCGGTTCCGTTAAAAGGAATAAAATCTGATTTAATATCAGATCCGAATATAACAGTGTCAGTGGTTGTGTTGTCACCTAAGACGATGTCGCCGTCTGCTGTGATATTTCCTGTTACATGAAGATTACCGTCGATAAGTGTATCGCCGATAAGTGTGATTGTTTCTTCGCCGCCTGGTTGAAATACTAGCGGGCCATAAAGTGTTTCAATTAAACTAGTACCAGTTGTACTAGAGCTGATGTTTACTAGACCAATTGTGCCAGTGTTGGCAATAATCTTGAAGGCATTAATTGTGCCATTAACATCTAATTCGTATTTAGGAGCACTATTTCGAATACCAATCTTTTTGGCACCGACATCCCAGAAAATTAAATCTCCGTCAATTGCTAATGGAATCCCGTCGCGATTCAGGTTAGCAGCAAGTAACGGACCGGTAATACGACCTACGGCCATCTTAGCTCCTCAATACACCGTGTTACACGGATAACCACATTACATTGCGGGTTTACCACAGTATGACTCTGCTAGAAACCTAGCATCAAGTGTATTTATTGGAAAAGTAATATTTGTGCTTTATAGGCTTTAGCTTGGAGGGAAATATCCGTCGTAGCCTAATAATGCCACTACTGGTTTAGCAGGTACTGCTCCTGTAAACTTTAAGTAAGACCCAGTATTGTAAGAAAAGAGAACGCTGGTGCTAGTATCTAGTGTAGCAGCGGTTGGGAGACTAATATCAACATGGAATGTTGTTGCAGTAAATGGTATTGTTGTAAACACTGAAAATGTTCTAACTACTGTAGTTCCAGAAGCAATTGCAGTTCCAGTTGATGCACTAACTGTGCAACCTTCAAGAATATTATAAATGCCACTAACTTGAATAGTAGATGAATTTATGGCAGATTCAGCAACTACACTTCTAGTAATAGTACTAGGATTAAATTGAATGCCGTAGTTAGTTGCCGGAATTTGATACACATTGTCTACATACACCATAGCATTTTGCGGGCCAGCAATATAAGATGCTTCGTAATCTGGATTTAAAGGACCAAATAAATCGTTTGCATAATTTCCATTGCCTAAATTTTGTACTACGATAGTTGATGGACGAACTGTTCTAACTCTTTCCCAGGTTCCGCGAATATATGCTTCCATATCTTGAAGATCTTGATTAAAACGAATCATACCTTCTTCAGGAGAAGTATTAGGCAGATTAGCATCGCCAGGTCGATCATCAGTTATGCCACTAGGAAGCTGTAAGCTCACTGCGCTTGTTGTAATAATTTCGCCGTTGTCTTTTACAGCAAACCGATTGCTCATCGGGTTGTGATTATCAAGTGGTAGTCTTTTATAGAATTTCATTTTAAGATAATTGCATGTAACTTACAGTTGTTGTAATAACGCTGTTTTGAGTTGCTTGAGCTGCAACACTATCGCCGTTACTTAAAATAAAGCGTTCAGTGTCAATACTAAATGTTTCTTTAGCAGGAATAAAAATTTGATTTAAAATTTTATTGTTATCGCCTGCTGCTTGGCCGGTTGGAACCATCCATACATCGATATACGCATCTGTTGCACTATCAACATTGCAAAAAATTATAGAGGTTACTGCGTTTTCTCCAGAAGCAATAAAAACTGTCGACGGAGCCGTTGCGCTTAATTGTGTACATGCAATTGCCATGTTTGTTCCTTAAAATATCATTCCAAAAATTAACGCTTTCCTTGCGGAAACTAATTCACCATGTACAGTGTTTACACCGTCAGTGTGGTTATACAATAACCCTGTAGAACCTGCACCAGTAGTCGAAGTGCTATACACTTTAGTCTTACCAATTTCAGGTACAGGTGGGGACCATGTAGGAAATACTGGAGATTGAAATGCAACACCGTTTTGTGCAACAACTAATCCAGTTCCATTTGTTTTTAGAATTAAATCTGTGTTAGTTGTAATTGATTCAATTTGTGCATTAGTGAATCTTAATCCACCAATAACTGCACTGTTTGGTCGTAGTACAAACACTGCCGCTGTATTGACATAGGCAGTGATATTACTTTCTTGGAAAGTTGTACTGTCATCGTTAATAACAATTCTAGTATCGTTGTCTCTTCCTAATACAGTTGTAGCAGTTGTTGCAAAAGTTGCTAGGCCAGTAAATGGTCTGTTGTCAACATATTCTTTGTTTGGAATATCATCAGGGTCAACAACTCTACTCGAGTAGTTAGTTTGTCCTGCTACAGATAACATACCCGCAACACCCTGACCTAATAAATTTAATCTACCGTCTAAATTAGGACCATTACCATCAAACTGAATAGCACTAACACGAATGGCTGCAAGGTTGGGGCCTTTTTTAAAGTCCCATAATCCTCGAACACTTGGGCCGCCTGCTGACCAGTTAACAGTGTCATCCCATACCATGTATGCAGAACTTGTTGAGCTAGCATTGTTTCCACGATCAATTTGAATACCGGCAGTGTTTAACGATACATACCCATTAGTCTCACCTTGGTTGAGGATTAAAATATTGTCTTTAATTTTTGAATCTACTGATTCAATAAAAGTTTGTGTACCTTTAACATCTAAGTTACCGGTAATAATAACCGTGCCAGTAGTAACACCTGTATCTAAGGTGATAGTACCTTTGTCAGCTGTTGCTATTGTATAGTTGCCGGATAACTTAAGAACCTCATTAGTCATGAAACTTTCCTTTATTCGTATTTAGCAGTTTTAGTAGACTCTTAGTTCTACAGATTCTACCAATACCGTTTCTCTATGAGGGTAAAACAAATGACTTTGAAATCGAAGTGTTACTCCAAAGCTAGAATCTGTTATAATCTCAGGAGTTAGTACTGCATCCCACAAATCGGTCATGCTTCCATAGCTAGTAGCATTATAGATAGGTACATGACCTAAGTCATCTGTATTATAGTTGATCTTATTTTCACCTAATAAGTTGTTATTATGTCGCAAGCTAATAGTTTCATCCATAATCCTACCCTTGCGTCTAACGATAGTTTTAAGTTCAACACCTGAAATTACTTCAGGTACATCTGAAATTCTAAAATCAGTTAAGTGTAAGTACCATGTTTTCATTCTTAACGGAGCATGTCCGTCGTTAGAAATATACAGCAAAGGTTTAGAACTTTGTATTAAAGAACCGCCTGTGTTTAGATCATAGTTAGGAAAGTCTGTTGGAATTCCGTATTGATCTAGAGTCTTTGTAACACCCTTTTGCCACTGAATGTGATTTTCAAAATCTTCAAATTCAGATTCTTGTGTTATGTTGTTTGGATTGTACCAGTTTGTTGTCATGATTTATTTACCGTAAAAAAAGGCTCCGAAGAGCCTTTTTGTTATGTACTAACGATTAAGCGTTAGCAACAGAAACTTTGCCTGTAGACGCAGCATCAAATGACCAACCTGCTTGTGTATTTGTAGCAAATAGATACGAGCCTGACATTGTTCTTCTTGATAGTAATGCTTTGTGAGCAGTTAACTTCAAGACCCAGTATGTACTGCCGTTAGCATCTGTAGCAACTAATGCCATTTCTTTATGAGCAGGAGTATCGCTTGCAACTAATTTACATTGTGCAACCCCGTCAGCAGTCTTAACCAAATATCTGCGACTTGCTTCTTGTTTAATTACATCGCCTGCTTGAGCAGTTCCGCCAGATGTAGTTTTAGCAGTAAAACTTAGTGCGTTTTCTTGGTTAGTACTTGAACCAATTGCACCAGTATCAACAGTTAATACTGGAGTATTTCCACTCGGAGTTGTTTGTCCAGTAAATGTATGGCCGCTCCATGATAGTACTGGAACTGCTGTGTAACCAGAACCTTTTTCAAGGATAGTAATACTCTTAACACGGTATGTTGCAGTAATTTGTAAGTCTGTACCAGCATTAGGTGCTTGTAGTACTTGATGTGTTGTAATACCTGTACCGTCAAAGTCGCCACGGTGGAATTCGCCACGGTTACCGCCAACAAAGTCAACTGATGTAACTTTGCTTGATGTTTCGACAATACGAACAACAGCGCCACCGCCCATACCAGTAATAGCCGTTGAAAGACCTGGTAAGTAGTCGCCATCAGTTTGACCACCTGATGCAAATGTAACTGTATCTAATTCAAATACAACATCAGCAGTAGCTTGTACACCGCCTGGCAATGCTGGTGCAGCAATGTTTAGTAGTGGAAAGTTTTTGTATGTATTAGTAACAACAAAACTACCAGCTGTTGCTACGCTGATGCTAGCTAATCCTTCACCGCCGATAAAATTATCGCCAGCTCCTGTGGTACCGATGTTGCGGTTACCAAAATATTTCTTTTTAATTGGGCGTCCCATTTTGTTTCTCCTTGAGTTATGAGCGTTCTAGGCCCTACGCGGTGGGTGCCGCATAATAATCTAGATATTATATTTAACAAAAAACCCGCCGAAGCGGGTTTCTTGTATACTTTTAAGTAAAGTTCTGATTAACGGAAACTTACTGTAGAGCTTGCAATAGCAACCTTACCTAAGTAGTCAGCTGCATTACCCAAGCTGCTAGCAGTGTTGGATAATTCAACATAGCCATAACGAGTTAGGAAACCAACGACTGGTTCAAAGGTGTTAGGATCTAGAACAACACCAGAAGACATTAACGGAATGTAAGGGCAATAGAACGCGGCAGCATCTGCCTCGCTAGAACCTTTGTAACCGATCAAGATCTGGTTGTTATCGTTTGTGTCGCTTAGATAAGCGTCAACATAGATTCTCATGCTGTTGTTTAAAGTACCAACAAACTTAGTGTTTGTAGGAGCTTCGAATGTACCTTCTGTAGTACGAGCAAACGCAGAAGTTGTAGCAGACTGAAGGATCGTTAGAGCCTGGTTAGATACAACTGCCCAGTTAGCAGCACCACGACGAGTACGCTGAGCGATCAAGTTAGATACACGGTTGATCTGAACAGCTAGAGCAGCGTGTTCGTCACCAACGAATGTAGCAGTACCAGATACTAGAGACTGGTCATAAGTTTCTTCAACGGAAGCTAGGGCACGAAGGCTAGCTAGAACTTCTTGGTCGATTTCAACTGTAATTTCTTGGGCTAGAGCAGCCATGATTTCTGCTTCGATGTCAATACCTTGTTGGGCTTGTGCATCTTGAGCAGCTTCAAAAGTCCAACGAGCACTTAGTTTACGAGACTTAGCTTCTACGCTGGCTTTCAAGATCTGAATGCTCATACGCTTACCTGGTTGACCTTCTAACTGGCTAGTTGCGCTAGCACGAGGAGTAGTGTCATTGTTGTTACCAGAATAAGCAGCAGCAATCTTGAATGGGCTTAATGCCTCTTCACCTGCTACAATACCATCACCACTGCTTGTGTCAGCATAGCGAACACGCAATGTATGGATTTGACCAACTGGTCCAGTCATTGGCTGAACGCCGATGATTTCGTTGGCAATAACCGTCGGCATAACACGACGGATAACTGGAAGAATAACGCGGTTTAGAGTAGCGATATTACCAGAACTTGTTGCACCACTTGTAGCGGCTTCAGCTAGATACTTGCGTGTGTTTTCTAAGCATACATTCATGCTAGCTTTACGAGTACCTTGTAGGCCTTCAAGCAGAGCTTCTTTGGTCTCTGACCATCTTTCATTTAATAGTTGTGACATTTAATTTGTCTCCTTGAAAATAATTATTTTAGACCCGCTAATTTGCGGATATCTAAGATGTTATCTAAGCCTACCTGAGGCTGTTTAACTTCGCGATCACCTGTTACGACATGACCTTCTGTTAAAGTTTCTTTGGCTACTGCTTTAGATTTCTTAACTTCACCTTCCATTACTGCTGGAAGATATTTGTCAAACGCTTCATTTAGTCTTGCAGTCTGTACGGACTCTAGCAATTCTTTCATGATCGCTTTCTTTTCAGCACTTAGGGGTGCTAACATTTCTGACATAACATTTTTACGCACCATCATATCTTTGGCTACACGAATTTCGCGGTCCTTAGATTCGACTAGTTGTGCTTTAGCTGTTACAGCAGACTTTGCTTCTGCTAACTCTGCATCTTTCTTCTGAAGAATCTTTAACAATTTACTTGTTTCAGACTTTTCATTTAGATAGCTTGTAGAATACTCTTGGGCAAATGCTTCAAACATCTTACGACCGAACGAGTTCTTGCGGGCAGAATCGATATCTTCTTTGAGCTGACTCATTTCAGATTTCAATTGTTTTGTTACTGCTTCTTGAACTAACGCTGCGCTGCGTTTGATGAATTGTGTTTTTACTTCATCAAATTTAGATCTTGCTTCACGAACTAGACGAACTTTTGCTTCGGCTATGTCACGCTTGTCTTGACTAAACTCGTTGATTTCTCTTGCTAGAGCTGTTACAATGAATTGCTCTAACTTACTAAAATTCTCAGATACTTTCTTGCGATCGTTCTGGAATTCTACTAACTCTTTACCTAGCTGTTTTAAAACAAACGATTCCATCATTTTAGAATCATTTGTTAACTTGTTCTTATAAGCTAGTTTAGCTTCCGCTAGACCTTTCTTATCTTGTACAAGCTCAGCCATTTCAGCGGCCAATCTGTCTCCAACCATCTTGTCAAGAGCTTCCACCATTATAGCCTTATCATGACTATATTTTTGTGCAAACTCTTCACGAAGTTCAGCTGTGACTTGGTCGCGATTTTCTTGAATCTTAGATTGGAAAGCTTCTTCAATCGCAGACTTTACATCTTCCGAAATCATACCACCTTCTACTAAGCTCTTGAATGCGTCCATCATCGCTTATCTCCTTAGGCTTTTAAGCCATTAATAATGTTAAGCATCGCCTCGCGGAGATACTTTTGTGCCTTGGGATCTTCTTTAACCTCTTGCGCCACCCTAAACGAACTATAACCGCCTCTCATATTCATGAGGCTTTCATATATCGGTGTAGGATAAGCTCCTGGCGCACTTGGCTGAGCAACTATATCAACAGTGATAATCTCAAAGTCGGCTACTTCACCAGTTCCTTCGTTAACATTTCCGCTACCTCTAGAACTAACTCCAAGTTTTACACCTGCTTCAAGCATAGTACGAATTAAATTGCCCATTGGAGTAGGTAAGACTTTCATCTTACCGTATCCGTTAGGACCGTCCATCCACATATCTGTGATCATATGGCTAACACGGTCTAAATTCACTTTTAGGTCATCTGGGTGATCTACTTCACCGAGAACACTATAACCGTTTTTAATCTGATCGTTTAAGGTCTTAACAGCAGTAGTGATCTCGTTAACGGGATAAACTCTTTGGTTTGCGTTACGAATACCACCTTGAATGGCAATACCTTTTAGATAAAGGTTCTTGCCGTTCTCGCCTTCAGACTCAAGGACTACACGAGCTTGATCGAAACTTAAATGTTCTCTTAAGTACTTCATCCTGAGATCCTATTATTGTCTACGATCTGTAACAGATCGTGTATTTAGGTCACCAGTTTGGCCTGCTTTGTCGCCCTTGCCAGAACCCCATCCTTGACCTTCTGGAGCACCTTTCTTCTCAGCACCGTGGCCACCTGCAACTTTGTTTAGTGCATCGCCCTTGCCGAAGCTAGACTTACTGCTACCAGAGATGTTCTTTTCAACACCTTTAGTAAACTCGCCCTTCTTACCGCCAACTAGGCCTTCTCCGCCTCTAATACCAGCTTCTCCGCCTTTTTGGCCTAGAATGTTGTGTGCGCTAGCAGTAGTTGTTGGACGACCTTTAGGGTTTTGTAGTCCTACGCTCTTAGTGTTTGTACCACCATCTTCTGATTTATAAGCGTTCTTGTCCCAGTCTTTGCCGATTTTTTCGACATATTCACGGGTCATTTCGCGACCTTCGAAAGGCATGCCGCCTTTTTCATCGTCGCCTTCTTCATCGTCGGCTTCTTCGCCGTCGTCTTCACCATCATCTTCACTGTCGTCGCCGCCGAAGTCGCCGCCGAAGTCGCCGCCATCAGTGTCACCTTGTTCGCCGGCCATTAGGGCTTCGAATTCAGCTTTCAATTCTTCTAATGCATCTTCTAGATCGTCGATGCGTTCTTCTGGGCTACCTTCGCCATCAAGGCCAAGCTCACCTTCTTCGTCGTCCATTGGGTCATCCATGCCGCCCATTGGATCATCCATACCGCCCATTGGGTCAGCAGATACATCACCGGCTAATGCATCAGATGCATCGCCACCGATTTCAAGAGTAGTTTCTTCATCTAGCTCTTCATCGTCTTCTTCTGCGGCTTCGTCCATTTCCTCATCGGCGGACTCATCCATTTCTTCTTGTGCTTCTTCAGCAATTAAATTTTCATAAATTTCTCTAGACTTTTCTACAACGATTTCGTGGAATAATTCATTCGCCTTATCCATTTCCTCGTTGACTAGAAAATCTAATAGTTGTTCAAACTTGTTAGACATTGCGGGTTCTCCTATGTTAGATTGGCAAGGCTGTCGATGTATTTACAGCCGAGATGATATACTTATGTCAAATAGGTGAAAAAACCAGGTTTTTTGATATTCAACCAAAAAAAAACCGAGTCTTAAGCGACAGGAGCTTCCTCTGTAGGAGTTTTATACATTATTTGTAAAAACTCCAAGTCTTCCTTTTGCTCTTTTTCACGGGCATCGCCACTCTTTCTTAAATCATTTAACATTCTAAGAGTCAAGCGAGTCTTTCTTAAGTCTTTAGACTTAATAACAGAAGTATCGTTAAAAGGATCGTACCTATCATTAGACTGTAGGTTTGAACTTTCTGCGTTAAAATAAATGAATTCGTTTAGTAGCATAATAATATTTATACTGGAGCTGCCGGTGCAGGGCCTTGGGCACCGGGCATTGCTTCACCGCCAGCAGCCTCGGGGCCGCCTTCCATACCTTCTGGAGAAGGTTGTGATCCAGCTAATTCTTCAGCATCGGTTTGCATGCCGTCAGCAGTAATGCCTGCGCCTCTTAATTCTGATCCTGCAGGTAATCCGTTTTTGGCCATGCCGTTTTCTTGACGCCACATTAATTCGTTTTCCGCCATTTCTTCTGCTGTTAAGCCTAAGAATCGTTTCATAGAGAATCGTTTACTCAAATAAGGTACTTCTGCAAGTGTTGTATATGTGCTAACACGGGCAGTATCCATTTCAGCTTGACGATAACTTGCAAAGTTTTGTGGTGGATTAAACTTTAAATCAAAGATATTTGGATCAAAGTTAATACCTTTAACTTTCATGTACAGTTTAAATTCTGTATCAAATTGCTCGTTAATTAAACTTTGTAATCGTTCACAGTACTTGTTAAATCGTAGTTCTTGAATGTAGGCTGTTCCAACTCGACCATCATTAAAGCTAGATCCTCCATCGTCAGGCCCTGTAGGAAGATAACTTGAAGGTATGCGTAGAGCACGAAACAGCTTATTAGTAAAATATCTAAGATCATCAATTTCTCCTAAGTTTGTGCCGCCTGGTAGAATTTCAACTTTAGATCCGCGACCTTCACTTGTCTGCGGAAAGAAGTAGTCTTCGTTAATGCTTAATGGATTGTAACTACTGTCAACAACTGTTTGTCCGCCACCTGATACGCTAGGAATTCTGCGTTGATTAACTTCGTTTTTAACTCGTTCTACGAAACTCATAGCTAAGTGACTAGGCATATTACCTACATCAATGTAGAATACTCTACGCTCAGGTGCTCTTTGTACACGATAGATAATAATCGCATCTTCTAAAAGTTCTTTTTGTTTATAAACTTTAAAAATTGGTTCTAATAGACTGTTTCCAAAAGGAAAATTGTTGTCTAATCCTTCGCTCATTGACAAATGAATTACATGAGCAGCATCGATTGCGGCTTGATTTTGATTGATTGTAAATCTAGATCCTTGGTTGCCTGGGCTATAAGAACCAGTCATACCTTTTTGCTGTGCTCCTGCGGTCATAAAGTTGCCACCGCCACTACCTCCACCTGAGTTAGTTGGGTTAATTGCAGTTACAGCAAGCGTTTGGAAGTTGATATTTAAATCACGGATAACATACTGTTCAGGCTTCTTGCCATCGCTTTCGTTGACAATAATTTTATCTACTTTGCTAGGGTCAATGTAAAACCAAGATTGTGTTTCGGGATCTCTAATAAAGAAACTATCGCCGTATTTGAAAGCATTACGAACAATTTTAAAGATTCTCGGAGTAAACTTGTTTAACTTAGTCCACTGCTGTAGATACTTTTTAATGATTTTAATTTCTGTACTTGTAGCTTGCTCTTTGAAAAAGATTTGAAAAGGTGTTCCGTTTTCATCGTTTTCTTGTGTGCAGAATTCTGCAAGGATGTCTAAGGCAGCATTAACTTCACTGTCGTTGTCCATCGTATCGTACTGACCATATCGTTCTAAACGGTTAGGATGTCCAGAATATACATCTGGAAGGTAACTGCTATAGTTTGATTTTGACCCAGTTGGCATCTGAGAGTTACCACTAATGGTACTCAGTTGTCCAGATGTATTAACGGGTATAAAGTATTTTTTCCAAGACATAATTATATATATAAGTTACCTGATAGAGATTTGAAATTGGAAACCAAATCTCTCGATTCCCCGTGGGTTAGTTTCATATATCGCAACATCTCAGTAGTTTGTTTATTTAATGTTTGCAGTTCTTTTAACAAATTATCTGAAGCTCCTGCTTGAGCATTTCCAGCTCCTGCTCCACCAACAGGAAGTCCTAAACTTTTTGCCATATCTCCAAACATGCTAGAAATATCCGTACCTTTTGATGCTCCTGCTTGAGCATTTGCGGCATCGCCCATTGCGCCGCCTGCACCTGATAATAGACTACCAAAATCCGGAAGTTGTGTCTTGTTAGCTTTTAGATTGTCCATTGGTACAACTGCTTCGTGACCGTGTAGCTGTACCATATACCCTTCTTCGGGACCTTTAAATATACCGCCCTTAGATGCACCTAGTCCTCCTGTGGCACTATAATCAACTAAGTCTGCTTGCTGAGATGTTCCTTTGGCAGCTTCTGCTGCGGCTTCTCCTTGAGCTCTTGCTGTTGTGGCATTTCCTTGAGCTACTGCCGCAGCCTTCATTGCATTTTCATTTTTAGAAAGATCTAATATTTCTTGTTTTTTCTTCAGCGTAGCTTGTGCTTCGTCTAATTGTTTTTGTTGTTCACTATCAAGTTTAGTGCCACCTTTCTTAAGGTCTTCTAACTTTTTAATATCTGCTTCTGCTTTGGCTTTCTCACCTTCTATTTTAGCTCGTTCTTTTTCGTCTTTAGATACTTTTAATGCTTCTAGCTTTTTGCTGTTGTCCATTTCAATTTGGGCAGCTTCGGCTTTCTTATCGTACGATTGTTTTTCTAAATCTAATTTATCTTTGTCAGCTTTGGCATCGGCATCACTGTATAGAAGTTTAGGCAATAATGCTTTTTTAACTTCAATCATCATTAATTTTAGATAGTAAGTTAAATCGTTTACAATTTTTGCGCGGCCGTCTTCAGAAAACATATTCTTAACAAATTTAGTAGCAAACTCTGCAACATCAGTTAATGCCTTCTTAATTGCGGGCATGTTGTCTTTGACAAATCCCATAAATGATTGAGCCATATCTTGCATTAGAGGTATAATAGCAGCCAATGCAGGCTGTAGCATACCGTAAATCATTGCGCCCATATCTTTAAATGCTTTCTCAGCTTCAGCGGCGCGGCCTGCTGCTGACTCTGCAAGTTTATTTTGTTGTTCTTCTATCTTCTTACGAGCTGCTGTTGCTTGCTCAACAGTCTCTGTTCCTGCGGCATGTGCTTGCGAAGCGGCTCTAGCTTGAGCGTTTGCTACATCTCCAGCTGCTCCACCTGAACGAGCAAGTGCTGCGTTTAATGTTCCGCGCTCTTTGTGTTCTTTTGCTAGTCCAACTGTTAACGCATCACCGGCTTTCTTTTGGTCCTCAGCAGTTTTAGTGCTGTCTTTGACATTGTTTGCCAGAGTATTAACTGCATCAGCACCTGCTTTTGATTGAGCAACAAACTGTTGACCAGCTTCAGTCATTGGCGGCAAGCCTTGAACTTGATCTTTAAATGCTTGGGCAGCACCTTTGCCGCCTCGAGCTAAAGATTCTTTCAATCCTTCCATTGCTTTTTCTCTACTCTTTTCATCTAAAGTAGATAGATATGATTGGAATTGTGCTTCTTGAGCTTCTTCAGCCATTTTAGCTTCGAGTGCTTCTTTACTTTCTCCAGTTAGCTGACTAAGTGCATCTAAACTTTTCATGTAGCGGCCAGCGGATTCTGCAATAGCACTAGTATTTTTTAATTCTTCTTTGCTTCTAGCGCCAGTCATCTTAATGTAACTGCCTAGTCCAGCGGCTGCTTCTTCACCTGTAATGCCCATTCCTCTTAGTTGCTCGCCCATCGGGCTTTCTCTAAGTTGTTTAGCAATCTTGTTAAACGCCATAGCACCGTCATTGGTACTGCCGCCTAACATAACAAGAGCTGATTGATTCTTTTTAATTACTCCGGCATACTCGTCCATTGTCATACCAAGACCAAGTGCAGTTGATCTAATTTCGTTTAACGATCCGCCAAAGTTAACACCTGCTTTAGTTAAGTCTCGATAAGTCTTAAGTTCAGCTTCTTGCATTTTAGCTATCTTTTCAAATAGCCCTGCTACTGCTCCTAGTCCAAATGGTAAGTCTTTTAATGCTCCAAAAAACCCGCTTAGTCCTCCAGTGCCGTCCATCAACTGCCCGGCAAAATCTGTTAAGTTACCAATAGTTTTTAAACCACTAGCAACTAAGTCTCCTAAAACTCCACCTAATAATCCTGCTACCTTGGCTAACGGACCCATAGCGGCTGCAAGTGCTCCGCCAGCTTTTGATGCCAGACCAGATGACTTACCTAAATTATTATTTGCGGCTGCGGCTGCTTGAGCTGCTGCTGCGCCTGGACCTGTGCCTCCTCCGCCTGCACCACCTGGTGGTGATTTCATTGCCTGACCTAAGACTTGAGTCTGACGGTTCATAGCAGCCAATATCTGTCGTAAGGTTGCCTCCGTAGCAGCGTTGTCTAGTTCTACTGGTTGCCCGCCTATCGATCCTGTTACTTCAGCCATTGGTATTTTTCCGTCATTCTGTGCGTATATAAATAAAAACGCAATATCCAAGTTTATTTATCGGAGAACAAACACATGATTCCTACCCAAAAAGCAGCCCATAATCCTTTAGCCAATTTTATGAGGCAACCTAAGATCTATATCAAGATCCCTAGTGGAGGAGAGTTTTGGCCAACGGGCAGTATTGACATTCCTGAAAACGGAGAGTTTCCAGTTTACTCAATGACTGCCAAAGACGAACTAATGTTAAAAGTTCCCGATGCTTTAATGAACGGGCAAGCCGTAGTCGAAGTTATTCAGCACTGTATGCCTAACATTAAAAATGCTTGGTTTGTTCCTAACTTAGACTTAGATGTTATTTTAATTGCTATTCGTATTGCTACCTATGGTGAAATAATGACATTGCCTGTTAACCTAGGCGAAGATAAAGAATTTGAGTATCAGTTAAACTTGAACATATTGCTAGACCAATTACAATCTAAAATTGTTTGGGAAACTGCGGTTCCTATTAGCTCTGAGTTAACAATTCATGTTAAACCTATTAACTATAAAGTAATGACTGAAAGTGCATTGAAAACTTTTGAAACACAAAAACTTCTAGAAACTGCATCTAGTGCAATGGCAGAAGAAGATAAATTAAAAACTTTTAATGAGAGCTTTCAAAAGTTAAACGATATTACAATTGGTATTGTAAATCAATCTGTGTACGCTATTGAAACAAGTGACGGTGCAACGGATAATGCCAAGCATATCAAAGAGTTTATGGAAAATGCTGATAAAGACATCTTCGATGCAGTCAGGAATCACATCGACGAGCTTAGAAAGCACAACAGCCTAGGCCCAATGACGATTGAAGTAACTCCAGAAATGAAAGAGCAAGGTATCGAAGCTGAGAAGATTGAAGTACCGTTAGTATTTGATCCTACAGTTTTTTTCGCATAAGGCTTTTGTCTCTAGCAATTGAAGACATCATCGAACTCTCCAAAAAAATGGAGCACGAGACAAAAGCCATTAAGGATGAACTGTTTAGATGTTGCTGGTATATGCGTGGATCTCTACAGCTAGCTGATGCTTACGAGTTGCCGTTGGAAGACAGACAAATCATTAGTAAGATAGTCTCGGATAATTTTGAGACTACTAAAAAGACAAACTTACCGTTCTTTTAAAGCTTCTGACCTAAGAAGTTGCTGTAGAAGTCAATACTTTCGCGTTGTAGTTTTTTCATCGAAGTACTACCGTCTGGATTTGTAACTAACTTGTTTTGACTTCCGCCTACATAATCTTTAAATCCAGATCCAGTCTGGCTAGCAGTTGTTTGGCCGGCTGCTCGCTTACCTTGTAACTTAGCCTTCATAGCATCTTGCTGTGCTTGAGTCATCTTACCACCTGTTTGTGGTGCAGGTGCTGTGCCAGTTGGAGCAGCAGTTGGCGCTGGCTGTTGTTGGGTAGCTTGAACGCCGCTTGGATCTTTACCGGCTGCAACATCTGCCATTTGTTGTTTAAATTCAGGAGAGTTAGTTACTTGTTCTGCTTCTTCAGGACTTGTAAATTTTTGTCCTGTTACTGAATTAAACTTAGGAAGCCCTGCTGGCCATTGAGCAGGCGCATTAGTTGCAGGAGGTGTTCCAATTGAAGCAGCTTTATCTACTTCTGCTTTGAAAGCTGGATCACTTGTATATCGAGGATCTTTCATTGCTTCTTCAGGTGTCTTACCTGATACTGGGTCAGTAGCTGGCGCAGTGCCTGCTGGTGCAGAAGCTGGTTGTTTATTTGATTGTTCTATTTGATCTGCTTGTTTATTAAGATCGGCAGCTTGTTGTCTAAGTGCAGCAGGATCAGCGCCTGCAGGCTGAGCACCTCCAGTTGCGGCTGGAGCAGGTGCGCTTCCACTTGCTGGTGCTTGTTTTGGATCCCAACTAGCTTTTCCTTGAGCATATCCTGCTTTAGCATCAGACCATGCATTTTTTAAACCTCTACCGGCAGCTTTAGTAGCACCAACAACATTACCCGCAGCTTTACCTAAAAAAGATCCAACGCCTTCCTGTAAACATCTGTTGTTATAAGAAATTAGCATTTCTGAAATAAAAGACTCTGTAAAGATTCTTCCAGCTTGATTAACGCCTAAATCTTTGACAGCTATCTTTATAGATTCATCACATAGTTGCTTAATAGTTCTAATACCTAAAGGTAATTGATCTGCTAATTTTTGATGATAAGCAGTATATTGTGATTCGACAATAAGGTCAGTAATTTTCATATTAGATAAGTCCTATTTTTAAATATGATGAAACTAAGTTTCAGAAGCATTTGTTTTATTTATAATGAGCTTACGCTCATTTGCTTCTTCGTTAACACTCGAAGCATTTTAGTTAGTAGAGATTAACGCGAAGCGTTTAAATTCATGTAGATTGCTTCGGTCAGACGGAACCGTTTTGCTGCGGTTCCATCTTTTGTCTTCATGTGAGTTGCACACAGCCGAGACATTGGAAGTAGGTATTTTTTATTCACCGTAAGCTAATGGGCTCTGATCTTTCCCAACCTACATCGACTCGCATAATGCGTCTTAGACCTCGTTCCTAGTGTCTAAGTTTTCTTAGCCGGTGATTTCGTATGCTAACATTCATACTATAACAATGCGTTGGGCGTATGGTTCGTACCCTCAGACTCGCTTCCAATTTTTCAGGATAGTCAGATTTACTGACGGGAGTGCATCATCATGTTGCGTGTCCGGTTATTCCCCGGTTTTTCCACAGCGGTATTATAAACTGGCCCGCTAACCTTAGGTGTTAGGTGATATATAGCCCTTAGGAAGCCAAGAAACAAACATGCCCTTGCCTTTTTTATTCTTGCAAGTATTGCAGACTACTTTGCCTGCATGTGGTCCTGTAGGTTCGTTAATGATTTCCCAATCATGGTCTTTATGGATGCCTAAATTTTGCTTGAGATTGTCTCTTTGAGTATGCCATGCTTTGTCAAAACCGTTTTTAGGATTTGTATAATATTCTGTGTTTAATACACTTGTTTTATTACTAGGTCTTTCCCAATTAAGTTTTGTCATGTCTTGCCTTTGATATGAGAGCCATGTACACGGACTTGTATATGTCCGTTATAGTATTCATCGGATTCTAATACTTTGCGGTCGAATTGTTCGCGGGCCTCAATGTAAGATGTTTCTGCTTTAGATTTACAATAATAAAGTATTTCTCTTGAGAAGTTATCTTTGCCTAGTGATGTGATATCTGCTGTTAAATTAGGACTGGACCCGTAATACTCCTGCCAGTCGCTGTCGATTTTGCTTCGAATCTTCTTTTTCTTCTTGGTGCCGTTCTTTAACTTTACAGTCTTGTAGGTCGTTTTACTAAATTTTGCTAACTTTTTGCCAATGTATCGGCGCCCCGAAGCTATATTGGTAATGCAATATACAAAACCGACACAGTCCTCGGGTAATTCATTTACAACTTGTCCTTGATAAGTCCAGGTCATTAATTACTTTGCTGCTTTTTCTTCCTTGCGAGCGTTCTTAGTTTCAGTAATTTCGTTACGGCGTACCTTAACAGCCTTACCCATTTCAGCTAACGCCTTACGAGCACGAGTACCAGCTGCACTGTTACCGCTTTCAAACTTTGCATTTTCTGCCATGTATGCTTCGAATGCGGCTTGTAATTCTTGTTGTGAGTTCATTTTAGTTTCCTTGATTTAATTTTTTAGCAGCTTTTTCTGCTTTCTTTTGTTCCCGTACACGCTTTTCTTCAGCCTGTATGCGAATAATCTCTTTCTTTGTTGCATCTAGACTAGCTTTCATTGGTGTACATGCGTTCTTAACAGCATTGATTGCAAATTTTAACCTTTTAGATCTAACTCGATTTGGTGATTCGAGATAGTACATATGGGCATTATGCACTTCGCACACTTTAGAAATATAATCTTTATACATCTCTTTGTACTTGTTTAGCAGTTCTTCTTTTGTGGCCATACAGATCTTGATTAGTAAACAGTCCAATCAACAATATGATCGCAAGATCTTACCAAAGTATTAGTAACTGACCTAGTCCACGGTTGTTGATCTACATATTCTAACTTACCTAAATTAATATATCCCACAGCTAATCTTGGATCTTGTGGCGCATACGGCCAAATTAGTCCGCTAGAACTATAAAAATTCTCAAATTCTTGAGCCGATACCCTAATATCAAAGAATCTCAAAGTATGGAACGGGGATATGCTATGCTGTGGCAGTATTTGATCTGCAGGACAACCAGTGTCTTTGCTAATATACAGCTCTAAAGGATGTCTCCCAACATGAGGATAATGAAGTACTAAGTCTCCAAAATTTAAATTGGGACTAAACAATTTATAATCATCAATTTGAATTTCTTCCCAACTTGACCTATGACTATTGGGACATAATAACAGATACATGAATTCTTTCTTCTTCTTCTTTACATTATATAGGAATTGTAGCTCATGAATCAAGTCGTTGTACACAGTTAGCTGTTTTCTTTTAGAGATATCTGTTTCTACTCGTTCTTGATTAGGAAAATGAACATGTAATCTGTTTAAACTTTCTTCAGGATCTAAGTTATTCCAATATCCTTCAATCTTTTCAGGAAGCCATACATTAAGATCAGTGATTAAATTATCTAATTCCAATATCTTTGAATCCCAGTTACGAATAATTCCTCTCCAAGGATCTAAACTATCTCTTAGTTGAGACGGATTACATTGACTTATCTGTTCCGCCCATTGCTGTGCAACCCTGTGAGACTCTAAGCGATATGTTAAAACACATCGCTTAGATTCTGATGCAATAGTAATTTCGTAAAAATTATGCTTCGACATAGTCGGTATCAGTAGCGTAGCTAGTGAATCCGTTCTCTTTAACTACTTTTAACACATTGTTAACTCGTCCGATAAGTTCATCTTTATGACTAATCAAGTAAATGTTCTTATTCCGTTCACGACCCATCTTTTTAAGCACTGCTAACCCTGCTTCCACACCGGCAGCATCCATACCTGCATCAATTAACTCGTCAATAAACAACAAATTAATGTGTTGATACAAGTTTTCCCATACATCTCGGAACGCCCAAGATAAACTTAGGATTAATCTGTTTCGTTCACCTCTAGAAAGATTATCAAAATCTAAGTCTTGTCCTAATTGGGTAATCTCAACATTTAAGTCATTTAAGAAAACAACCTGATGCGGCAAGCCAATTTTAGTAATATAATAGCCTAGTCGCTTGTTTAAGTAGTTTAAATTCTGATCGATAATCTTTTTACGAATAAAACTATCTTTGTTTGTTAGCAGTTTAAGTAAAAACTCTTGATGATCTTTAACTTTTGTCAAGTTGTTTACTGTATCCCACTTAATTTCTTGAAGGGCTGTCTTTTTTAGTTCTTCAATTTGTTCTTCGTAGGGATTAAATTCGATGGCTTTAGCTTCTAAACTATTTTCTAAGCTCTTTAAATTGTTTTTATGGCCTAAGGCTTCTGCTTCTCGCTCGTAAAAAGTACTAGGCTTACGAAGTTGCACTCCGTCCCCAACTTCTTCTGCAATCTGTTTAAGTTGAGCCCTCATCCGTTGCCAATATTCGTATGCTTCATCATGATGTTGTGTAGCAGTAGCAGTCATTTCTTCGTGCTTATGATCATGTAGTGCTTGTTCGCAAGCATGACATGTTTTGTTTGCTAGACTTTCTAATTCTTTTGTATACTTTGCTAGACTTTTTTCAGCTTGTATAACCGCAGACTCTACAGTGGCTTTTTGTTTATTAAGGTTTCGAATCTTTGTATCGTTTTCTTCCCAAGCCTTTAGATCAATATGTGCCTGTAATTCGGCTTCAATGTCAACTGCTTCTAAACTAACAATAGCTTTACCTAAGTTTTCGAGCTCAGTTTGCTGTTTACTATCCCAAGCCTTGCTTTTAAATTGTAAACTATCAATGCTTTTCTGTACATTTTCGTTAGCTGCCTTGATTGCTTCAATTTTAGCAGCTTCTTGTTGAATAGCATCTTTACTTTCTTTAACTTGAGCTTTTAAAGATTCTGCTTTTTCGGAAAGTAATGTAATTCCTAGTAACTGTTCAATAACTTCTCGTTGTTCAGCCGCCTTAAGACTTAAAAAAGGCTCTGTATATGTGTTCAACGCAACTAGATGCTTGAACATAGTATGGCTCATACCTAATAAGTGCTCAATAGTTTTCTGAGTTTCTCGGCTATCGCCTTGAGCATCATCTTCGTCCTTGGCTTTTACTTGCTCGTTGTCAACATAGAATTTAAGAACATTAGGCTTGCGTCCTCGTTCAATCTTATAAGATCTTCCTTGAACTTCAAACTCAACAGTTACTAACATAGCTTTGCCGTTAGTTTTGTTGATCAAGTTTTCTTTTTTGATGTTTGTAAGGGCATTACCATACAAAGCATAGCTCAAAGCATTAACAATAGTAGTTTTTCCAGTACCGTTCCTTGAACCGCTATCATCTCCGCCCATGTCTAAGTTTTCACCTAGCACTAAAGTTAGTTGATGCTTGTCAAAATCGACAGCCTGTGTTTGATTACCTACACTTAAAAAGTTTTTAACAGTTATATTCTTGAGTTTAAACATTATAGGTTATTGTAAATTTCTAACAACAGCTTCTTATCAAACTGTTCGGATTCTATGTTAATCAACTGTTCAGTAACAATCTGATCAACTGATTCAAATTTAGCATCAGTAGCATCTTCTACTATTCCTTCTAAATTATCTTTTTCTTGTATTAGACTAATCTCTCTAATATCGTGTTCATTAATAAATGTTTCTTTTAAGAAGTTTGCTTCTTCAAAACTAATATCAATATCTAACTGTACCTTCAAGTACATTTTAGATTTCATTAGATCGTCTTTTTCGTCAATTAACCTGCTAAGTTTAATAGTTCTAAACTTAGGCGCATCGGGCCAAGCCCGGAATTGGGGCTCGCCGCCCCAGTCCATAAACATCATTCCGCGCTCATCGTCCCATGTATCTGCATAGTTGTGCGGGAACGAATTTCCAATGTACCAAATCTTGCCTTGATTTTGTCGTTTGTGGAAGTGTCCGCTAAACACATAGTCTGGCCCGTTAAAAGAGTCACTCTTTAATTCGCCGTGATCGGGCATTTGTACCATGGCGTTCATGTAAAATAGCGGAAGTTCGAAATGACCAAAAACATATTTGCTTTTAATTTCTTTCATCTTCTTCCATTCGTCACCCACTAACCACGGTACAAGGGTAACATCGCCTAGAGTGGTGACAGAGTCTACGACAGTTACGCCTGGAATATGGCGCCCGAACGCACTGCTATGGATATCTCGCTTGTCCTTGTAGAACAAATCGTGGTTACCAGGAAACCAAAAGAACTGCTCAAAGGCAGCACCTAGCTTTTCCAAGCACCGCATACTAGTATCTAAAGTAATTAGATTAATAGAGTTGCGATTATGATGCCAGTCGCCAAGAAAGATACAAGTATCGCACCCTTCTTTCTTAGCTTCGTCTATAAACCAATCTACAAAGTCCTCACAATCTTGATTATGAGTTGAGCTATTTGACTTTAGCCCAAAGTGAATGTCTGTGAAACATGCTACTTTTTTAAATAGTGACATTAATTAGAATCCTTTACAGAACAGTTTAACAGGTAAACTGGGCAAAGGTCAAGCCTCTTCTTCTTCAATATCTGGCTCTTCAGATTTAGGCATCCTAAAGTTTTTATACAGTTCGGCTTGTCTTGCAATCTCAGTAGCAAACTCTGCTTGGTATTGTCTAGTTGAGCTAGGTGTTAATCCGTTTTCTTGTAACATATCGTCACGAATATTTTGCATTTTCTTTTCGATATTAAGAATTCGAGTAAAGCTATTAGTAACTGCGGCAGTATAATAGGCAAACGGGTTTTCGGATTTACTTTCGTCAAACTGTAAACCAATCTGACTTAACTGTAAAATAGCTTGTCCTTTCATTTCTTCGACATAAGTATATCCGCGCCAGTTACTGCGTTGTGCATATCTTTCGCTTAGTTTGATATACATTTTACCTAAGTTTTCAGTAATTCTACCGTGATCTTTGCTGAAGTGTCCTGTATCTAACGGACCCTTCCAATGACTCTTGCCCACGCAAATTAGCTCATCTTCTTCATTAAATTTCCAATGTTGGAACGGTGGAAAATTAACCTTATCATGCCCGTCGGCTGTGCTTTTTACTGTCTTTTTGCGCCCTGGCGCAAGAGGAATATGGTCAAATGTCATAATACGAATAACAACATCTGTTTTAGCAACTGTAGTGTAGTCCGGAGTACACTCTGCTAACTTAATTTTTTTATCACCTGATAGTCTTGCTGTGACAAACGCTTCGAGACCCATGCGTTTAGCTCGATTTCTTTTTGCTTCTGCTATAGTTCTAATGTTTACTTTGTCTAAATTTGTTAGAATAACATCATGTTGACTGTATTCCGGCTTGGCAAAAGTAGAAAAAGTATTTTTTGATTTGTGGATTTCTGCTAGCAAGTCCTTGTTATTCAAGTACCGAACTTTGCGCCCGGTTGGGGAAATAGTTGTGGCCATCTGTCGTGGTCTCCTTTATTAAACAGTGTAACATTTTTGTATTACCTGTGTCAACCGATTAAATGAGCATATATTTACCCGGTTAAATAAGCTATAAGGAATATTAAGAACATGCCATTCATTATAGAAAACGGTGTAACACGAGAAGTAACTGACGAAGAGTACGATGCGTTTCGCTTAGCCAATAATATGCCAATTCCTAAATTTGGAACGGTAACTGCCCCAACCTTGTCTAATGCCACCGGGCTAGATATTAATTTAGTTAACAGTCCAATGACTAAAGTTAACACTAATATATTCACGGTTAATACTGAGTTACAAAGCGAAAAAAGATATTTAGATGATCAAAAATCTAAGTTAGCTGATAGGCAATCAAGATTAATTGAATATCAGGAGCAATTAGCAGCCGCTAAAGATATTGGTGCAAGTGAAAGTGAAATAGCTGCAATACAATCTAAAACTGATACACTAACTGCTAGGATTGAAAATACTCGGGCTAATATTGCTGATTCAGAAAGTCATGTTTCTTATCTTAATACTAAAATAGGTTCTTCTGATCTTCCGCCGAGGGCTGAAGCGTTTACCAATGAACAAAATGCTGAGTATAATGCACTTTCAGAAGATCGACAATCTACTGTAGAAAATAATATCAATTCTGCTCCAACAGAAACAAATCGATCTCTTGAAGATGGAAATACAACAGTTCAAACATTTGATGATGGTTCAACTTTACAAACATTTGATGATGGGTCTACCCTTGCAACGGATACTGACGGTAACACAAGTTCAAGTCCTGCTACAGACGGCAATCCAGCATCGGACCCGTCTGCTCGAAGAGAAGCTGCTAAGGCCGAGCTCGATGCTGCAAAGGCTGACTTAGTTGCTAAACAACAAGCATCAGCAGACGCACAAGAAAGAGTAATTGATGCTCAATTAGCAGTTGATGAAAAACGATCAGAGTTAGTAACAAAGCAAATTGCTCTGTCTGACGCAGAAACAGCAGTAGAAGAAAAACAAGAAGCATTAGATGCCTTGGAAAATGATCCAAATTCTACAGTAGAAGAATTAGAAGCCGCTCAAGCAGAGCTAGACGCTGCCATAGACGAAGTACTAACTGCTACCGCAGAAGAAAGCGATGCTCAACAAGCAGTTGATGATGCTGAATCAGAATTAGAAACTGCTAACGAAGAAGCAGCTATTGCTGCGTCAGAAGTTGATGACGCTCAAGGTGTAGTTGATGATGCAGAGGCAGCATATGATGAAACTGGATATTCGTCTAATCAAGATGAAGATTCTACAAATACCAACAATTTATTTGAAGCCCGAGGCGATGGAAATGTTCCTGATCCATCCGTCGATGGCAGCGAAGTAGTTGTTACTGGAACCAGGCCTACAAGAACTTCTGCAAGGTGGTCAGGCTCGAATGATATGAGAGTTATCTTACGGATACCTGATTTATATTTAAAAAGTACTTTAACAGAACCATTAAGAAATAATGGCGGAATTTTATTTCCATACACTCCTACCCTAAGTTACGATACTAGTGCTTCTTACGGAAATGTAAATCCTACCCATTCTAACTATACACAATACTTTTTTAAGAATAGTGCAGTTGGCCAAATTAGTCTAAGCGGTAAGTTTACTGTACAAAACGAAACAGAAGCAAAAATTTGGTTGTCAGTAGTACACCTTGGCAGAATGTTAACAAAGATGAGGTTTGGGTCTGATCAGTATGCAGGATCAGCACCGCCTGTGTGCAGACTTGACGGATACGGTGATATGGTCATTTCAAATGCTCCCGTCTCAGTTACTAACTTTAAATTTGACTTACCTGAAGGTGTTGACTATATTTCAGTTAAAGGATCCCCGTTTGGTAATTCTATGGTTCCTACTTTATCAACTATATCCTTTACATTGATACCGATGTACAGTCGAGACGAAATTAGAAAATTCTCCGTTGACGGATTCTTAAACGGAAAACTTAGAGGAGCAGGATACTTATAATGTCTACAGATTATTCAAAAACAAGCCCGTACTATACAACTTCGTTTAGTTACGGTTATTTAGATACTTTAAACTTTAGAGATATATCTGCTAATTCAGATGATGTATTGTATATTGTGACTCAACAATATTCTATGCGCCCAGACTTACTAGCATATGATTTATATGGAGATCCGGGACTATGGTGGGTGTTCGCAGTTCGAAATAAATCAGTTCTTAAAGATCCGGTCTACGATATGCTGGCAGGACAGAGAATATACATTCCAAATTTAACTACCCTTCAAAACGAGTTAGGCATATAATATGGCGGCAGGCGATACAGCAAATATTTTAAACGGTTATAGGTCTATTACCTATAACTTCACGCTGGCGGCAGTTACACCTGCTAATTTAAAAGATCCTGAATCTTATAGAAATAAAAAATTACCTTTTGTAATTGCTAGGTCTGCAGGCAAAGGAGTAAACGCATTACAGTCATCGGCAGTTATTCCTACACAATCTTCTTCTGGCGACCAAGCTGAAGACGACACTGCAAAGAAAAAAACAGAAGTAGATTCATTTAACAAAGAAAGTCCTGGTGCGTTTGACTTGTTTATTGATAATGTTGAATTAGACACTATTATTGCACCCAACGAACAAACAGGCGCAGCGTTGGGAACTAAAGTTAAGTTTGAAATATACGAACCTTTTAGTATTAACGGATTTATTGAAGCTCTACATGTTGCAGCTAGAGCGGCAGGATGGTCTGGTTATATAAATGCTTCTTTCTTATTAAAGATAGAATTTTGGGGATACTCTGATAAGGATACTGGTCCTAGTGCAACGCCTCAAAAAATTCCTGCAGACAAATATGTTATTATTAAACTAACAGGAGCAGAAATTGAAGTTACTGAACAAGGTACTCGATACAGATGCACAGGTATTCCGGTAAACGAATCTGCATACAGTAATGCTAACAAACTAACTGCTCAACGGCAAATGACAGGTAACACTGTGCATAAAGTTATTGCAGATTTATTTGACGGTCTTAATGAGGGCGAGGCTGATAAAGCAGAAAATTCTACAGGAAAAAAACGAGATAGAGATAGGTATACGGTATTCTTTCCTAAAGAACCAGATGCTGGTGAAGCATTAAAATTAGATGAAAATATAATTAGTAAAATTGGCCTAGCTAAAATAAATGAGGTGCTAAAAGAGAACACCATTTATAGATTTCCTCCTCTGAAAGATAAGGAAACAAAGCCTAATGCAAAATATAATCCTTCAGAGAATTCGATACAATTTGCAGCAGGGTCAGATATACTTGACATCATTACAGCGGTTATTCGCGATAGTCACTACATGAAAAGTGTGTTAGAAAACTTAGATAAAGAAGCTAAGTCTGGTGACGGAATGATTGATTATTTTCAAGTAACTGTTAACACTATTCCTCTTAAATTAGACTCAGCAACCAATAAACAGTTATACGAGTTTCAATACATTATAACACCCTATAAGGTACATTTTAGTAAATTGCCCGATCAACAATTTAATAAATTTGACCCGTCAAGGCTAAAAGCATTTGTTAAAAGAACATACGATTATCTCTATGGCGGAAAGAATGTCGATATTATAAATTTTAAATTAAATTTTAATAATTTGTTTTTTCAGGCTGCAAATCCAAACATGGGTAATAAACCAACTAGTGAAAAAGCAACATCGGCAGCACCGTCAGGCGGAGTTGAAGTTACTAGATCTACCAATGCTGCTGCTGGCGCTTCAAATCAAGAAACTGAAGCAAGTCCGTCTGTAGTCATACCAGAAGCTAGTAGTCAAGCTGGTCGTGCTAGCCCAGGCAGGAACGATCCTTATTATCAAATTTCCTACAATGCACATCAAGCAATTTTAGAAAGTGTTAATATGATCACTGGTAATCTAGAACTATTAGGCGATCCATTTTTCTTATGTACTAGCGGGATGAGTAACTACCTTCCTAAAATTAAAGATGTTGCTACTACTTCAGACGGTGAAGCAAACTTTACACAAGGTCCAGTTATTGTAAAATTAAATTTTAGAAATCCAATAGATATAGATTCTGATCCGAGAAGTCCAACTTACGGACTTTTAAAATTTAAAGACTTAGCACCTTTCAGCGGCCTATACCAAGTTCTTAAATGTCAAAGCACATTTAGAGACGGAGTGTTTAAACAGACTATTAAACTACTTCGTTACCAAGGGCAAATAGATGCAGGTTCGAACGAGAAAGAAAAATTTGCAGAAGCATTTAACGAAGCTCCTGATCCCGATAATAATATAAGAACTGATACTGCAAGGCCTGACATTCAAAAATACGGAGCCAAAGCAAACGATATTAACCTGCTTAATTTAATTAATAAAGGGTTGCCCACAAACGGGTTACCGGGGCAGTTACTTAATATTGCAGGTACAACAATTGCAGGAGTTAGTGGAGCACTTTCTCAAGTAAATGGTATAGTATCTCAAGGAGTTAATTTGTTAAATCAAGTTGCTGGGCCAGGAGGCGCAATTAATATAGGTAGTGCGCTTCCTGCAATAAACGCTTTATCTGCAGGGCTAAGAGCAAATTCTGCCGCTTTAGCAAATATATCAAATGTTACTGGAGGACTATCTGCTGTGGCAAATAAATTTACTGTTGGCGGCGCAACTGAAAATCTTAATAATCCTTTCTCTGGTCAACTTACTGCACTAGCAAGTAAACTAACTTCAGAAGCTTCTAATATAGGAGTCAATCCGGGAGTACTATCTCCAGAAAGAACGACAGCTATTACAAGAGATGCAATTGAACGAGGATTAGATGTTAACAAAGCACTAGCAAATGCCAGCGTATATACAGGTGCTCCTGTTAATCCTGAATCATTAACTGCATTGGCTAATAATCTAGACATAACTAAGGTTGTAGGAGCTAGTAATTCAGGATTTATTGGACCAGCAACAGATAAAATTGACAAACTATTTTCAACAGATCCTACAGGATTAACTGCTAATCAAAAATCTGCTGTTATTGCAGATGCAATGTCAAAAGGTATTCCAGTAGATCAAGCATTAAGAAACGCTAGTGTGTTTGGAGTTAATCTACCAGGAGTATCTGAAATTAATGCAACATCAGCTATGGCCAAACTAGGATTTTCTGCTGCTCAATTAAGCGGAGTATCTAATTTAGATAGTAAAGTGTTTAATCAAATAGAAGAAATTACAAAGTCTATTCCTAAGAATGTAAACCTTGCAGCAGTTAAAGAACAGGGTATTATTCTTGGAGGATTAACTGCTGATACTTTACAAAACTTACCAGCAACTGAACCAAACGCAGTAGCACCAAGAGCAGACTTGCCCGACAGTGGATTAACTCCTGCAGAAGAAAAATCATTAATGGCCGCTCTAGCTGCCAGTGTTTTAAGTCCTTCTGTTAAGAGTAAATTACCTAAAGCAGTTGTAGGTAGTCCAGCAAGCCTTGATCCGGGTATCGCTAAACTAAACAATCTAGTTGCTTCTGGTTACAAGAAACCAAAAACTCCGGCATGGAACTCTACCCCAGGTGGTGGCGGCACTGGTGGAGGTGGAGGAGTCGAAGGTGGAGGAGGAGGCGGCACTGTTGGATTTGCAGCAGGCGGCGGAGGACCTGTCGGCAAAGTTGCTAGAGATCCTTCATGGGATTATGCAGCTCATTCATTCTTTGAAAATCAAGCGCACGATAGACAATATTTTGCTATTGAATATGCTGGAATGGATTATCTACCTAAGACCGGTGTTGCGGCGCTACCTACGGAAAGTGCTAGACAACTAATGCGAGACTATGCAGTAAATGTATTAGGATGGGCAGGCGACGAAGGTATTCCTACAGGACCAGACGGAGAAGTATCGTTTACTGATCCTAACTTTAAACCAGCACGAAGTTTACAAGAATATATGCTAACAAATGCAACACAAAACGGCTGGTTAGACAGCAACGGCCAAAGCACCCTACCACCAGATTTCCAACAACAATATGAAGCTGCCCAATTAGCATCTCTTAACCCGCATATTCAAGCACAGTTAGAAAGGATTAAATCTGGACAACAACAGTTAGTAAATCCTAACATACCATCAGCGGCCGATATAGCGGCTGCATCTGCAGCCGCTATTGATTATGTTTCTGGATACCCTATAGCCAGCGATCCAAACTTAATTGGCGGTCCAATTCAACAGTTTACACAAACTGGTCCTAGTACTTCATCATCTGGTGCAACAGGACCTGCAGAGCCAGAACCAATATTTGATAATAGTTGGGGAGGTGCATAATGCCAGATTTCTCCAGACAAGCCAAGGGCATATACGGAAAAAATAACACAAAATTACCGTCGCCCGGACCATGGTTAGGGATTGTTACTAATCACCTTGATCCTACATATATGGGTGCTTTAGAAGTTAGTCTAATACAAGCTGCTCAAGGCACAACAGATCTTCAGAGTCAGACTTTTGTTGTTAACTATGTGTCTCCTTTTGCAGGAACTACTTCAATTGAGTTTGAAGGCACTAATTCTGCAAAATTTCAAGACTCTCAGCAAAGCTACGGATTTTGGGCGGTGCCTCCGGATATTGGCGCAACTGTCATGGTTATCTTTATTGATGGAGACCCTAATTCTGGATTCTGGTTCGGATGTGTCCCTGACAGATTTCAGAATCATATGATACCAGGTATAGCTGCTAGTAAGAATGTAGCAATAGACCCTTCGCAAGAAAGGAAGTATGGAACCCGTTACTTACCTGTCGGTGAATTTAATAAATCTACAAGAAAAGACACTAACGGAACAGGCGGACAAAGCATACGATTAGTAAACGAATTTAACAAACCTGTACACCCATTTGCTGATAGATTATTAGCCCAAGGACTGTTGCTAGATAAAGTTCGTGGCGTTACAAGTTCCGGCGCACGACGAGAGGTGCCTAGTAGCGTGTTTGGTATATCTACTCCTGGGCCTTTAGACAATGGTCCAGATGGAAAAAAGAGGCAAGTAGGATACACCAATGATAAAACTGGCCCTATACCTGTAACTAGATTAGGTGGTTCTTCTTTTGTAATGGACGACGGCGACAAAGAAGGTCAAAACGAGCTTGTTAGAATCCGCACAAGAACAGGTCATCAGATTTTAATGCATAATAGTAGTGACTTGATCTACATAGGAAACAGTAAAGGTACTGCTTGGATTGAATTAACTAGCAACGGAAAAATTGATGTATACGCTGAAGACAGTGTTAGTATTCATACAGAAAACGATTTTAACTTTAAAGCAGAAAGAGATATCAACTTAGAAGCTGGTAGAGATATGAACTTTAAGGTAAGTGGATCTTATCAAATGGATGTTACTGGTGACTACACTTTACTTGTACAGCAATCTGGAATGATAACTTTTTCTGAACATTACGATCATAGCGTTGGAAAAGATCTTAAACTAACAGTAGGCGAAGACGGTCACATTGCTGCAGGTGGAAAGATGTACACTACTTCTATTGGTGATATGCATATTCGTACTGGCAATATAATGCATCAAACTTCTGCAGGAATATTTAATGTGCTAGCAGGCGGCAAATATATTGAAACAGCTACAGAAATTCATATGAATGGTCCAGCGGCTACTAGTGCCGCAGCCGCATCGGCAGCTGATATTCCAGAAGCATTACCTTTATTCCTGCTACCTAACAGGGCCAAAGATGCTGGATGGGAAAACGGACAGTTTTATAAAGCATCAGATATAGAATCGATTATGAAACGAGTTCCAACTCACGAACCATGGGACCATCACGAAAGTTTAAATCCAGGCCAGTTTACTCCTTCTCAGACTGATATAGGAAAAGCTGTACCTACAAAAACAGGCGCTAAAGACCCTAACACTCAACCAACTCCGGGTACTACTCCAGACCAACCTCCTAATCTTAATAGAGGAGATATGCCGTCTGATTGGACACAGGATGCTGATTTTATTAAGAAAGTTAGATCAGTTGCTGCTTCTCTAGGATGTTCACATATTGACTTGTTGTGCTGTATGGCGTTTGAAACTGGGAGAACATTTAATCCTGCAATACGAAATAGTATTGGAGCTACAGGATTAATACAGTTTATTAGACCTACTGCAATTGCTTTAGGAACAACAACTGATGCTCTTGCTGCCATGAGCAGAACGGAACAAATGGATTGGGTATTAAAGTACTTTAAGGCCGGGCCAGTATCAAAGATTGCTGCTCCATCACTTGAAGATTTATATATGCAGATTCTATGGCCTAGAGCAGTTGGCAAACCATTAGACTATATTTTATTCTCTGCAGGTGAAAAAGCGTATGCACAAAATCCTTTAGATAAAGACAAGAAAGGATATGTAACTAAAGCCGATGCAGCTTCAAAAGTAAGAGATCAATTAAATTATGTTAGAACACAATTGCTAAAAGTACCCGACTCAGGCAGTGCAGTTACTGACAGTAGCGGCAATCCAATCAAAGACGGTAGTGGTAATCCAGTTAGATATGGCGGCGGTTAAATAGTATTATGGCCTATAAAAATATCGTTGTTAAATCAAATAATATCAAAGCGCAGACTACAGTAAAGAGTAGCCAGTTTTACAAAGGATTCAGTACGGTTGATGAATCGTCGTTTACTACTAAGATATATGATTATGAATTAGTTAAGCAAGACCTATTAAATCAATTTAATACACGCAAAGGCGAACGAGTAATGAATCCAACTTTTGGTACTATTATTTGGGATTTGCTGTACGAACCGTTAACACCGTCGATAAAACAACAAATTGCTGACGATATTGATAAGATTTTATCTAGAGAACCTAGGGTAATTCCTACCCAAGTTAACATCATAGAACAAGATTACGGCTTTTATTTAGAGCTAACACTAACCTATTCTGGAACTGATGTAAGTGACCAGATAAGGCTGGCATTTGACCGCGAAGTTGGCCTAATGGGCTAATAATATACCAGGTTTATGTTAGCTATAAATATGCTATAATTGGGCAATTAGCATATGATTCCATCGACAAATAATAAACTTCTTGTTGCAGAAGACTGGAAAAAGATATACCAGTCTTTTAATAATTCAGATTTTAAATCGTACGACTTTGAAACACTTCGTCGTACTATGATCACATATCTTCGTGAAAATTATCCCGAAGATTTCAACGACTACATTGATTCTAGCGAGTATGTTGCTTTAATTGACCTTATTGCATACCTAGGACAAAACCTAAGTTTCCGTGTTGATTTAAATGCCCGAGAAAACTTTTTAGAAACAGCGCAACGCCGAGAAAGTATTTTAAGACTTGCCCAGTTAATAAATTACAATCCAAAAAGAAATACTCCTGCTAACGGATTTTTAAAAATCACTAGCATTAGCACTACTGAAAATATTACAGATGCTAACGGTGTCAATCTATCAAATACTCCAATCGCCTGGAATGATCCAAGTAACAGTAATTGGTATCAACAGTTTTTAACTGTAATTAACAATGCTATGCCAGCTGATATTACATTTGGCAAACCGTATGATAGAAAATCTATTAGTGGCATTCCTACAGAACAATATAAAATCAATTCAGCTATAACAGATGTACCACTGTTTACATTTTCAAAATCCGTCAGTGGCGTATCTATGGAATTTGAAATTGTTAGCAGTACATTTGCTGAATCAACTTATATAAAAGAATCTACTCCTTTACCTGGCTCTAATTTTAGTTTTATATTTAGAAATGATTCTAGGGGAAGTGCTAGTGCAAATACTGGTTTCTTTGTACATTTCCGTCAAGGTACTTTAGGGGTTAGTTCATTTAGCGTTGATACTCCTGTTGCTAACGAAGTAGTAGGTATCGACATTGCAAACATTAATGACACTGATGTATGGTTATGGCAACTTGACGGTAATGGAAATTATGGTACAGAGTGGACTAAAGTTTCAAACATTACTGGAAATAACATCATTTATAACAGTTTAGATATTTCTAAAAGGAATATCTATGCAGTAACATCTCGAGATCAAGATCAAATTGATCTAACATTTGCTGATGGTGCGTTCGGAAACTTGCCTAAAGGTAATTTTAAATTATTTTATAGACAAAGCAACGGGTTACAGTACTCTATCAAACCTGATCAGATGAACGGTATTCAAATCCAGGTGCCTTATGTTAACAAGGGCGGCCAACGAAACACTATTACTTTTACTTTAAGTTTGCAGTATACAGTAAACAATTCTTCTGCTCCTGAAACTAACGACAACATTAAATTAAAGGCTCCTCAAGCATATTATACACAAAACCGTATGATCACTGCTGAAGACTATAATATTGCTCCGCTAACAGCAGGAACAGATATTCTTAAAGTTAAAAGTGTTAATAGAATCAGTAGTGGCATTAGTAAGTATTTTGAACTTAGCGATGTAAGTGGAAAGTATTCTACTACAAATATCTACGGTAGTGATGGCGCTCTTTACAAAGACATAAAACAATCAACAATTGAGTTTAGTTTTGATAATAGGAACGATATATATTCTGTAATTCAAAATCAAATAATTCCTATTGTTGAATCTGATATGCTGAGAGATTTTTACTTTGATAACTATCCAAGACCAGATTTGCAATCTCAAAGCGCATTATGGCAACAGTTAACTAGCACTACAAATCAATCTACTGGGTACTTTAAAGATAAAATTTTAGGAACTCCTTTGCAAACAGGATTCTTTAGCGGTAATAATCTATCGTATGTTGATACAGGTGCTCTAGTAAAATATGTTCCGGGCGACGGATATGTATTTGCTAAGAATGGAAAACGAATTCCTGTAGCCAATGCCGACTCTACTACTTCAAAATACATGTGGAGTAAGATTGCATTAGTCATAGGTGACGGTGCAAATGCAGGTGCAGGTGCCTTAGCAAACGGCACAGGACCTATTGTAGCTACAGGATATGTTCCTACCGATGCAGTAGCTAGCTCGGTCATTCCTAATTTTAGTACAGTTTTTAGTTATTCTTTACAAAATGAAATTATTAATCTATGTCTAGCTACACGAAATTTTGGAATTGCTTTTTCTGCAGACACTCGTTCTTGGTATATTATCAACGATACTAATTTAAACACAGCAGATCCTTTTACTCTGGTATACCAGAAAGATGTGTCTAATTCTAATAGAGATACAGGCTGGATGTTTGCGTTCCTGTGGAACGGTACTGGATATGAAGTAGTATATAGGACTTCTGATTATATCTTTGAAAGTAAAGCTGAGACTGCGTTCTTCTATGATGGGACTGATAAGAATTATGACTTTGTTACAAATACAGTGGTCAAAGATAAAATTTCTGTTTTGGGAATAAACACAGTTTCTACATCTTCATTCTACAGTCTAGGAAAAGATTATCATTGGCAAGTTAATGGAAATATTGTTGAAGCAGACGGCTATGTTGAGCCTAAAAAAGTTAAAGTATCATTTTTTGATGCACAAGATGATGGACAAATTGATAACCCTGATAGTTTTGAAGAAATTGTAATTTCTAATTCTACTAGTTCGTATACAACCTATAAAGATAAGTTTGTATATTTTAAAAATAGTGCAGATGAATTAACTTATAGTTTAGTTGATTCTTCTAATTTCTTAGCATACCCAATTCCTGACAACATTCCTGCAGACATGAAAATAGAAGGTCAACTTTATTATTTTTATGACTACGGGCTCGATTATGTTGCTAGTTATTCTACAGCTACTTCAGCACCTTTTACACTAGAGCCTAGCTATTATGCTAAACCCGGTAGACATTCTCTTAAATTTCATTATGTACATAATAGTGGAGATAGTAAACGATTAGATCCTAGCAAAACTAATTTAATCGATGTTTTTATTTTATCATCGTCGTACGATACTACTTTTAGAGCATGGTTATCTTCCGGTGCTGGCACAGCTCCCCTCCCTCCTACTAGTTCTAGTCTTGAAACAAACTATAGTGCAGCATTGGAGCCAATAAAAGCAATTAGTGATTCAATTGTTTATCAACCTGCAATTTATAAAGTTTTATTTGGAACTACTGCTAATAAAAATTTACAAGCAACATTTAAAGCAGTTAGAAATTCGACAAGGTCTATTTCTGATAACGATATTAAATCTAGAATTTTAACAGCAATTAATGAATTCTTTAGTTTAGATAATTGGGACTTTGGACAACCATTCTATTTTAGCGAACTGTCCACTTATGTGATGAACACACTGTCTCCTGATATAACAAACTTTATTCTAGTACCTAAAGCAGATGTACCGTTTGGTAGCTTATATGAAATTGCATGTCAAAATAATGAAATTTTTGTAAGCGGAGTTACAGCAACTGACATTGAAGTAATTGATACTATTACTTCTAGTCAAATTAAAACAACCTCAACAATTATTAACAGTTCAGTAGGAGCAGCCTAATGGCAAATAGCATTTCTCAAGTAGTCGATATTAGTAGTCCCGGAACTACAAGAAGGTCAGTTGATTTATTACCTGCTCTTTTTAGAACTGATAAAAATACTAAATTTTTAGCAGGAACATTGGATCAGTTTATTCAACCGGCTCAGTTAGAAAGACTTAATGGGTGGGTTGGTAGTAGAGCTACGCCTACTTATAATCCTGCTAAAGACAACTATATCACTTCTAATTCTAAATTAAGAAATGCATATCAAGTGGCACCTGCATTAGTGGTTAAAGATGAAAATTTAAATATTTCAAAAGTTTTAAATTATGACGATTTAATTAATCAATTAGAATTTCAAGGAGCATCTGTTAAAAAGTTAGACAGACTAGCTGATCCGCAATTATATTCTTATAATCCTCATATTGAATGGGATAAATTTGTTAATTTTGATCAGTACTACTGGATGCCTAACGGACCTGATGTAGTATCAGTAGCCGGTGAAAATAATTTGTCAGTTAGTACCTATACTGTTAGTGACAGTGAAGACGGCCAGTATTTTATTTTTACACCTGACGGGTTAACACAAAATCCTTTACTGACACTATATAGAGGTGTTACCTATATTTTTAATATTCAATCTTCTAAGAAATTTTGGCTTAAGAATGTTCGTATTGCAGGTACCGAAGGCCAATATCGAGGTGTTGATATTAACGGAATTAGTAATGGTAAGATAATTTTTAAAGTAGACGAAAATACTCCTGCTAGTTTATTTTATGTAGCAGAAGACTCTGTCATTAACGGCGGAGAAATATTAATTAAATCATTAGTCGATGATTCTAAAATAGATGTAGATGCAAATATTATAGGTAAGAAAACTTATACTTCTGGTAACGGAGTTGTATTTACAAACGGGTTACGAATTAGATTTTCTGGTAATGTTTTTCCAGATACTTATGCTGACAAAGAATTTTTTGTTGAAGGAGTAGGTAACAAGATTGTATTGATAGATGTTGCAACTTTAGAAACTCCTGAAAAATTTGTTAGTGTGCTAGATGAAAATTTTGATGGAACCGGGTTTGATGATTACGGATTTGATACATTTAAAAATACTCCATTAGTGCCTGAATACATTACTATCAATCGTGCCAGTATTGATCGTAATCCATGGACAAGATACAATAGATGGTTCCACGAAGATGTAATTATTGCGTCAGCGGGATATAATAACAGAACTCCTGTGCTGCCTGTTGAAAACAGAGGCAAGCGCCCTATTGTTGAATTTGAGCCTAACCTTCAATTGTTTAACTTTGGCTCTACTGCTATTGCTAATGTTCAACATATTGACACAATTACTACAGATGCATTTTCTGATATTGAAGGTCAATTGGGCTATTATGTTAATGGTGTAGAAATAACACAAGGTGATAGAATTGTGTTTACATCAGATACTGATCCGTTTGTAAACTCTAAAATTTTTGTTGTAAACTTTGTAAGAATTGACGGCATCTTAAAAATTGCATTGGAAGAAGCGACTGATTCACCACCGTTTGTTGGCGCCTCTATTATTGTTACTAAGGGTGTTAACAATGCCGGAACTAATTGGTGGTTTGACGGTACAACATGGCAATTTGGTCAACAAAAAGAAGTATATAATCAAGCTCCGTTATTTGACATATTTGATAAAGACGAACATAGCTACGGTGATAGTGCATATTATCAAAGTTATTTCTTAGGTTCGAAGGTATTTGGGTATGCTATGGGAACAGGCAGCAATGATCCTATACTTGGATTTCCTCTAAAATATAAAAATATTGCAGACCAGGCATTTTATTTGTTTGAAAATTATTTTGTAACAGATTTAAGCAGGGTTGTGGACTTTGACACAACTTATTATTTGCCAATAAGCAAAGGGTTTATTAGAAAAAATATTTCAGCTGATGTAAATTTTTATATAAATGTTTGGGATGAGTCTTCTCATTATACAGTTCCTATTTTACAATACGAAGTAATTCAAAGTAACACATCACAAGTTGAAATTACATCTATTAATAATCCAGCTTATCAAGATGTTAAAATAGAAGTATTTCTAAATAATAATAAAGCATTTTTAGAAACTGATTATACTTTATATGCACAAGGTTCAAGATATTTTGTATCTTTTATAAATCAATTAAAAGCGCAAGATACTGTTTTAATTAAAGTTTATGGAAATGTTGTTCCGAGTGAAACTGGATATTATGATATTTCTATCGGCTGGTCCAACAACCCACTTAATGGCCCAATTGAAGAATTTACATTATCTGAATTAACAGATCACGCTAAATCTATGGCAGATAGTCATCCAGATTTTGCAGGAAAATTTTTAGGAAAAAATAATTCTAGAGACATTATTGATCTTTCTAGATACGGTAGCAGATTAGTTAGAAATAAAAATCCACTTTCAATGGCTGGGTATTTTATTGCCGATAAAGAGCATAATATTATTAATGCAGTTAAACAAGTCTGTTTGCAATATAATCAATTTAAATTACGATTCTTAGAACAAATTACAAATTTAAAAGGTAATTACGATGCTATAACTTCAGTTGACCTAGCATTACATAATATGAATATTGCTAGAGATGCGTCATCTGCTTATGCTTATGCAGATATGCTGCCATATGGCAATGATGTAACTTCTAGGCAAGTTACAGTAACTGATTCTAGAAATGTAACATACGGTATTAATAGCATATATCAATTAACACAAACTGATCCCAGATCGGTACTAGTATATCATACTCCTGTATCTACCGGAACACGATCTCAATTAATTGTTGAAAGAGATTATTATTTTGATCCTTATGACTCAACAGTAATTATTAAAGCTCCGTTAACTAAGGGTGATATTCTTCTTATAAATGATTATGCCAGTACAGATGGTTCTTTTGTTCCTCCTACCCCTACTAAGTTAGGATTATATCCAAAATATTACCCAGAAATTTTTGTAGATAACACTTATGCAACTCCACAAAAAGTTATCCAAGGCCATGACGGAAGTATTATAATTGCATTCGATGACTATCGAGATGATATTATATTAGAACTAGAAAGAAGAATTTATAATAACATTAAAGTTAATTATAATCCTGATCTTTTAGATTTTAACGACATTGTGCCGGGCGCATTTAGAAAGACTGAGTATGGCCGCCAGGAAATAACTAATTTAATTAGAGCAGAGTTTTTAAGATGGAATAATTTTTATGGATTTGATTACGAAAATAATAATCTATATGATGACAATCCTAAAACTTGGAATTTTAAATCTGGTAATTCATTAACTAGTCCTGCTCCGTTATTAGGAAATCAGAGAGCAATATACAAATATTTCTACGACACTGATCGTCCACATACGCACCCTTGGGAAATGTTGGGATTTAGCATAGAGCCTTCATGGTGGAAGTCTATCTATGGTCCTGCACCTTATACATCTGGCAACCTTATACTATGGGATGATCTTGAAGCAGGTTTAATTAGAGACCCTGCTGGCAGAAAAATTGATACTAAGTATGCAAGACCTGGGTTGCTTGATATAATTCCTGTAGACAGTAACGGCAATCTACTAGATCCGGCTAAATCGCAAATTGTTCATAATTTAAATTTTGAAGATATTTCTAACAATTGGGAGTTTGGCGATTGGGGCCCAGTTGAAACAGCATGGAGAAGAAGCAGCTATTGGCCGTTCGCTGCTCAAATTATGGCAATACTTGCTAAGCCTGCTACATACTCTAGCTTATTGTTTGATACAAGCAGAGTTAGTCTTAACAATGCTGGTCAAGTAGTATATTCTCCTACTTATGATTTTGTAACTCCGTCTGATTTGTTATTATATACTGATACTATCTCTGGTAACATTGTACGATCTGCAGGCTACTCTGTAATGCTAATTGAAACAGGTAACCAAAAAAGTAGAACTTATGTAGCTGATATTAAGTCAGAACTATCAGAATTATCAATGAATCTAACTCATAAAGTTGGAGGGTTTGTTAGTAAGGATAAGTTAAGTATTGTAATTGATTCAGTTAATCCTGCAACTGCAAATCCAGGAACATCGTTATCTAACGAAGATTATAATATATTCTTAGATCAAAGTACTCCTATATCATCTTTAGCTATATCAGGTATTATAGTACAACGAACACTTGCTGGCTATGTATTAAGAGGTTATGATAAATCTTATCCATTCTTTACTTGTCTTCTTCCTGAAGAATCTGCAAAGAATCCAGATTTTACTGTTGGCGGTAAAAGTGAACAGTTTGTTATATGGGAGCCTAGTTCTTCTCATGATACAGGTCTAAGTACTGCTGAATTAACTACTGCGGTTTCTTCTAATGACGGGTATAAATTTTATAGAGTTGGCCAAGTTGTAAAATATAATGAACTGTATTATAGAGTAGTTGTTAGTCATACTAGCGGTAGCTTTTTTAACTTTAAATATTTTAAACAACTTCCAGGTATTCCGAGTGTAGGAGGTATTACAGTATCTAAGCCTACTAAATTTGCAACCGTTGAAACTTTAATTCCTTATGGTAGAACTTATAAAACTGAACAAGAAGTTTTTAATATTATAATGGGATACGGCGCATGGCTAGAAAGTCAAGGAGCCATATTTGACGAGTTCCAACCAGAACTTGAAGAAGTATTAAACTGGTTATATACCGGAAAAGAATTTTTATATTGGGCAAGTCAAGGATGGGGACAGAACACAGTTATTACTCTAAGCCCGTTTGCAAATAGTGTAAAATATAAAAACAATAACGGAGCTATTGACAATTTAGGTAGTGCATTTTACGAATACAGTATTACAAAAGCTGATGGTACTTCTTTGAATGAACGATTTTTAAATGTTAATCGTCAAGACGGTGTTATTACAGTTACTACTACTAATACAGCTGACGGAATTTTCTTTATTAGATTTAATTGTGTACAAAAAGAACACACCCTTGTTTTTAACAATTATAGTTTGTTCAACGATACAATATACGATGTTGGAACAGGTTATAGACAGCGTCGCCTACAACTAAATGGTTTTAGGACTGCTAACTGGAACGGCGATTTGTTTAGCCCGGGATTTTTATACGACGAAGCCAATATAACTGAATGGACAAAGCATAGTATCTATCAAGCAGGTGCGGTTGTTAGATTTGCTGGAAATTACTATTCTGCAATTAAAACTATTAATTCAATTGATACATTTGATTATAATGAATGGAGATTACTAGGAGAAAAACCTGTATCTCAATTGCTACCTAATTTTGATTATAAAATTAATCAATTTGAAGATTTCTATAGTCTTGACATTGACAACTTTGATGCCAGCCAACAACAACTTGCACAGCATCTAGTTGGATATACTCCTCGACCATACCTTGACAACATTTTTAATAATCCTATTAGTCAATATAAATTCTACCAAGGATTTATTAAAGAAAAGGGAACTAGGAATACAATTTCTAAATTAGGAAAAGCTAGCTCTCAAAATATTGGCAGCTATGTTGATTATTTCGAAGAGTGGGCATTTAGAATAGGTGATTACGGATCATATACTACTGACAAATCTATTGAAATTACTCTAGACGAAAGCAAGTTTAAAGAAAATCCACAAATTGTAAAATTTGTAGAATCTGCTCCTATTAACCCTAACGAAACCTATATATTCCAAACTGAAAATGATGTTGTTATTAAGCCTATTACTTATAACAACAAACCTTTTGCAACTACATCAAGTATCTACGCAGAAAATATTTTACAATTACCTGTTGCTGGATATGTTAGAATAGATGATGTTACAGGAACTGCATTTAATAAATCTAGTTTGCTAGACATTTCGGGAAGTTTAAATGACGGAGATGTAGTTTGGATTGCTTATAAAGACAACGGAGACTGGGATGTTTATAGATATACTAACATAACCACTAGAGTTGTCGATGCATCTATTCGTGTACCCGGAAATTATGTAACACTTACAACTGATTACTATCATGGATTATCTGTAGGAGATCTAATCAGCGTACAACAATTTGATACTCAACTCGACGGAGTACATCAGATATTAGCTATTCCTGAGTTAGATCAATTAGTAATATCAAGTACCTTAACTACTTTAAGTACACCATTCTCTCCAGCAGTTGGACTGATGTTTAAGTTTGTAAGTTCTAGATTTAGTAACCCTGATGCGTTATCATACCTTGACAGTATCAATCGTTTACAATTTGGAGAAAAAGTTTGGGTCGATGATGACGGAACAGGCCGCTGGGCAGTATATGAAAAAACAGATGCCTATACTTCTAAAAACTACACTCCTGGTACATCCGGTATTACATTCAATCAACGATTTTCTTTTAAAGTTGTTGCAAACAATGCCGGTACTAAGGTAGTATCCAGCGCCCCGGAATACTATAATAGTTCGGCAGGAATTTATGGAAGAGTTTATGCCTACTCTAAATCTAGTACAGGTACTAACAATCTTGTTAACGCTGCTGGAATACTTTTAAATATTTCTAGTAACCAAACTTATTATAATTCAACTGACAATCCTAGCTTTGGTGCCGCCTTAGCATTAGATGATACAAATAATTTTATTGCAATTGGCGCCCCGACAGCTAGCTATGTTAAGTTTACTACTTCGACTAACAAATTAAACACAGTATCGGCAACTGGTACAACATCTACATATACTCAACAAGGTATGGTAAAAATGTACCAACTAAACTTTGCCAGAGCAGAGACATTACAAGAATTTGCCGTATCAAGCCCCCAACCGCAGACAGGCGCATTATTTGGATCTGAGATATTCATTGCCGAATCTTCTACAGGTACTAAACTGTTAATGATATCTAGTCCTGGACAAGACAACGAATCTGGAGCTGTTCACTATTCACGATATACTGTGAGTACCAGTAATGTTGTAACTATTTCTACTAGTTCTCAAGTTCAATTACCTTATACAGTAACATCCAATACTTGGGGAGATAAATTTGGTACTAGTATAGCTGGCTCATCTAACGGTTCGTCAATTGCTGTAGCAGCACCTGGATATGCGAACGGTGAAGGTGCAGTATATGTATATGCCGCTACTAATACAGGTACTTTTGTAAACACACAACTTATTACGATTTCTTCTCCTGGAATGGCTGGAAATATAGTAAAAGCTGATGGATTTGCCTCTAAAGTATTGATGGATTCGACGGGCAAATATCTATTTGTGTCAGCGCCTAAAAGCTCAGACAATCTGTTTAAATCCGGAAAAGTTTTTGTATTTTCTAAAAATGAATCTGGAACATATTTGTTAAATCAAATTATTGTAAATCCATATTCTAATAACGGGTCAGATTTTGGATCAACTATGAGTCTTACTCCTGACGGTAAGTCGTTAGTGATAGCCAGTGTTGGATCTAATCATCGTCCGTATGTAACATTTGATACATATACAACACCACTAAGTGGCGCAGTACAATATGTATTAGATCCTGAAAGCAAAGAAAAAGAATCAGCTACTACATTTGATTCTGGCACAGTTAATTTCTTTACCACCGTAAAGAATTCTGGATCTGTCTTTACTTTCACAAGACTTACTGATAGATATTTCTATTCACAAGAGTTGTTTGACAACACAATTGTTTCTAATCAAGTTTACGGACGAAGTATTGCTGCCTCATCAAATTGTATATTTGTAGGAGCACCTGGCTTAACTACTGACATTGGTCAAACTGGCAATATGTTCTTGTTTGACTATTCGTTAGATACATGGAATAAGAAAAGATACGAGTCTGACTTAGTTGATATTTCTAAAATTAAATCTATTAAATTAATTAACACTGAACAAGAATCTGTTGTTAGCTATCTTCAGTTTATAGATCCTATTAAAGGAAAAATTCCCGGTACCGCCGACAGCGAATTAAAATACAAGACAGTGTTTGACCCTGCTGTTTACAGCATAGGTTTACCTGGAACTACTGTTGATTCTTCGTCAAGTTGGATTGATGAACATGTTGGTGAACTATGGTGGGATCTCGGCAGCGTAAAATATGTGTGGTATGAACAAGGCGAATTAGATTTTAGAAAAAATAATTGGGCAACTGTCTTCCCAGGGTCTACTATTGATGTATACGAGTGGGTAGGTAGTAGGTATTTGCCTAGCCAATGGAGTTCTATTGCTGGAACTAATGAAGGTCTTTCTCAAGGTATTAGTGGTCAACCTAAATTTCCTAACAATTCAGTTATGAGTGTTAAACAAGTTTGGGACCCAATTACAAATACAATGTCTAACATTTATTATTATTGGGTAAAGAATAAAATTACGATTCCTAGTACAGGTAATAGAAAAATGAGTAGTAACAGTGTTGCTAATTCGATTGCTAATCCTCGTGCTCAAGGACTTCCTTTTATTGCTCCTATTTCAGAAGATGCAATTATATTAACAAATATTAAACCTTATGTTGTAGGTTCTAATATTAATCTATCTATTGATATAGATGATATTGATAATAGTATTAACAAACATACTGAATGGTTATTATTGCAAGAAGGAAATAAAGATAGTGTTCCTAATGCAATGTTAAAGAAAAAAGTTAAAGACAGTATTTTAGGCAGAGATACATTAGGTAATATTATACCTGATCCGTTATTGCCTGCTAGACTAAAGTATGGTGTTAAAATCAGACCAAGACAAAGCATATTCAAAGACAGACTTGCAGCTTTAAGAGTTTTAGTTGAATATTCTAACTATGTCTTAAAAGATCAGAACATTGTTGATTCAACAAATTTAGATTTTTTTAATAAAAAAGAAGAGTATCCTGCTGTGAGTACCGGCTTATATGACTATCAAGCTGAAGATGTACTAACAAGAGATACAATTATTCCTACTAGAAAATTAACTAAGGGTATAATAACAGTATCTGTAGCTAACGGAAAAATTAATGCAGTAGTAATTGAAAATCCTGGGTTTGGCTATGGAAATCAATTTGCAGTTGAGTATGATGTTGATAACAATCCAACATTATGGACAGGTCCTACATTAACAATTACCGGTACTGGAACAGGTGCTGAAATTATTACATCGGTTAATAGATTAGGAGAAATTGTTCGAGCAACAATTAAAAATCCAGGAACTGGATTTATTACTGCTCCTATCATCGAAGTTAGACCGTTTACTGTACTAGTACTAGCTGACGAAACTGTAGCAAATCGTTGGAGCTTATACCAGTGGGATTATGAAGCATATCAATATATTAGAGTTAAAACTCAAAGCTATAATACTCAAATGTATTGGACTTATGTAGATTGGGCAGTGTCTAACTTTAATCCTGCCCAAGATATGTATATTACTTTAGAATCTCCTTATCAATTACCATCCGTAAGAAATATAACAGCGGGTAATTATATCAAGATTAAAAATGCAGGAGATGGTAGATATATTATTATTAGAAAGACTAATAATTCAATAGGAACTTATAGTAATTCCTACGATCTAGTATACCAGGAAAAAGGAACTATACAGATATCTGACGAATTGTGGAAAATTACCACAGGATTTGATTACAATGCAGGATATGATCAACTTTTATATGATCAAATTCCAGGAGTTGAAGTTGAAAATATTATAGATGGATTGGATGTAATATTTTCAAACAGTTTAAAGGTATATTCTAATTTACTATTCTTTAGATTAATAAAATATGCATTTGCAGAACAAAAATTCTTAGACTGGGCATTTAAGACTAGTTTTATTTCTGTTGTAAATTATGCAGGATCATTGGACCAGCGACCTACATATAAGTTAAACAACGAAACTTATTACGAGTCTTATATTAACGAAACTAAACCTTATCATACAAAGGTAAGAAATTTTTCTGTTAACTATACTGCTACTGATGTAACTTCTGCCGTATTAACAGATTTTGATTGCCCTCCTACATTTAGTCCAGCAATTAACAATTTTGTACCAGTCACATTTGGTTCTGCGCTACTGAATACATATCCTTGGAAAAGTTGGTCAGATAATTATGCTTTCCACTTAGATAGTATAGAGATTTACGACGGTGGCTCCGGATACGAAGTTCCTCCGGTTGTTGTATTTTCAAATCAAGCAGGCGACCAAGGATCTGGTGCTGAAGCGGTTGCATATATTTCTCTAGGAAAAGTAACTAAGATTGTTGTTACTAAACCTGGTAGTGGATACACCGCTACTCCTGTTGTAACATTATTAGGCGGCGGCCCAACAACATTGACTCCTGCTAAAATAGGTATTAGAATGACAAACGGGCTAGTTAGATCTAGTCTAATTAAAATGAAGTTTGATCGAGTATCGGGATTCAATGAAATTGATACGGTGTTAGCTGAAGATAATTTTACATCTAACGGATATACAAACACTTATAAATTAACTTGGGCACCTAATGCAGATAAGAATAACATCACAGTAAAGTTAGATGGTATTAAAGTTTTAGCAGACGGTTATTCTGTTAAAACTTGGACTGAAAAATTTGCAGGTTACTCTAAAAAATATGGTAGCATTACTTTATCAACAGTTCCTAACATTAAATCTGTTGTAACAGTAATCTATGAAAAAGATATTAGTTTGTTTAATGCAGTTGATAGAATTATGAATTTCTATCAACCAGAAGTAGACATGCCAGGTAATACTGCTACTATTTTAATGGCAGGTTTAGAGTATCCCGGAGTAACAATTGATACATTGCCATTAGAATCGTCAACTGGTTTTGATTCTACTCCGTTTGCCACTAATAATTGGGATGACTTTTCTCCTGAAGAAGGGTTATACGAGACAGTTGGATCTGCGTCTACAACAATGTTTACATTAGGGTACATTCCGGCGATCACATCTACCCTAACTGTATATAAAAATAATATTCGATTATACGGATCTACTGTTACAAATACATTATCCAATGTATTGCAACTAGTAAACGGATTAGTAATACCTGACGGTACAAAAAATAGAGTTAACATTTTTACAACATCTAGTTCTACTGATGTTATTTCTTTTAGACTTGAAACTAGTGACGGTTCGTTAAATGTAATCGACCTAGATCTAGATATGTATTTGTCAGGTGGCGATCCTTTAGCAGACAAGTCGTTGGGATACGGGTACGACCGTACTATTCCAACAGGTCCAGACGATTTAGAAGATATTGTAATCGACGGTGACAGTCTAGTATCAACTTGGAATAGTTACGGCCCTGAAGAAAATTTACCAGGTCGAGTCTCTGATACTGTAGGCATTAGTGTATATAC